AAGATACTATTAAAAGTTATTTTATTTAACATTTTTTATTTCCTCCAATTTGTTTTCTTTTTGTTTTGTTCTGTAATTATAATAACATAATACGAAACAAATGTCAAACACTTTTTGTTTTATTTTGTTTTAAATAAATTTTTGCACCTTGCCTGTTTGCGTCCTAAGCGTCCACTCCACATGCTGTTTATCTTATTCTTTGTTTTGATTATATATTATTTATGTTTTTATGTCAACACTTTTATTTTATTAAGCCATAATATTTATAATCTTCATATTTTCCATTTTGTTTTCGATATATTATTTTGTTATATTCTAAAATCTTTATTAGCCTTTGTTTCATTTGTTTCAAAAACATTATGTTTGGTTTGTTCTTCTGCACATTATAATATTCAATCCAATTTTTATTGCATAACTTTGTTACTACTTCCGATACTTCCATTTCTTCATATACCCTGCATCCTGCACTAAAATGATTATAGCCAAATATCTCTGGACTATTACCACAAACAAAGCACCGTTGATTTATTGACTTGCTTAGTGCCTTGTATATTGTTACACCTTTTACACCAGAATACATATAGATTGTATAATAATTTCCTGTCATATATGTTTTGCCATCTTCTACAAATCCATCACCGATTGTACACATATACAAATATGGATTGTTTGCACTGTCACTCATTATGCTACCATTTAATAATGGCACATCATTATACCTATTTCTGTATGCTTTTATTTCTTTATCCATAATGGTACATATTTTGCTTTTTGACCTACGCTTTTGTGCGTACATTTTATATTCTTCAAATGTTTTTCCTTTGAACTTTTTCATAATACCTTTATAACCTCATATTTTACGATTTAAGACGTTTCAATGCATTCAATATACAATTTTATTAAATGGATAAATAAACACCTTATTATGCTATTTAAAGCCTTATAAAGAAAAGGAAGCCTTTCGACTTCCTAAATCTTATTAGATATTATCTATTTCCTCAATGAAACTATCATATAACCTTTCTCTATCTTCATTTGTTATGATTTCCATATCTCTCATACTATCTATATAACCTTTAAATTCTGATTTATAGGCTCTATAATATATTGCAAAGTCCTCTACATCTATTTCACTTTTCCACAACTGTTCAACTCTATGTGCGATTCTTCCTAATAAAAAATTTCTTCTTTCGATAATTTTCTGTAATGCTAATGTTTTCATTTTGTTTTTCCTTCCTTTATGTTTGCTTTGTTTTACTTGTTGATATTATAATACTACTTATGTTTTGTTTTGTCAATAACAAAATGAAATATTTTTAAATAAAAAATAGGATGCATTTCTGCATCCTTTAATTCATTCATCAATTTAATAGCCCTTCTTTTATGCACTCTTCAAAATGTTTACATCCTCTACAACCATGTAATTTACAAGTACCACAAGATTCCTTAATACAATATTCTGTTCCTGCAAATTTACATAAAGAATCGTCACAAGAATATTTTTCTGCTTCCATTGCTTCTTCCCTTAATTCATCAATTTTGTTAAACATTAAAATTTTTCCTCCTTTAACTTTTGTTTTGTTTCTGGTAAGAATCCATACATAGCAATACAATATGAATCTGCCATATCATCATTAATTTTACAAGGCACTTTCTGACCGTCTATTTTGACGTTTATAACGCCTTTTGTGCCTTTGCCCTTGTATTCCTCCACTATGTATTTCAAAAGCCCTTTCTGCTTCAAATAAACGATTGTACGGTACTTCTCTGGATTGATTCCATATGAATTTTGTAATGGCTTGCTATCACCTACTACTTGCGATTTCCATGACCTTGTATCAACACTATACACAGGTATATTGTAATCTTGCCCTATTGCTATGATTACAGATAATAATGCTCCTGTGGCTTTTATATATGCTTCTGATAAAAACCCTTGTGAACGCAATCTGATACGTTCTACAATGATCGTGATGTCATCAAAATTCTTTTTCCTTAATCTGTTTATTTGTTGCCTTAAATATACATCTAAATGTCTGCGCTTGTCAACATTTGTCTTGCAATCTTCAAAATTAATAGAATGAATACAAATTATTTGTTTGTCTTTTAAAATTGTTACTCCTGTTCTTGTATAACTTTCGTCTATTCCTATTACAACTTTACTCATTGTTCTATCTCCCTAAAATATCCTGTTTATGAAACAATCTTCTTAACGTCCAAACATCGGTGAACCATACTGGTGTAAACCAGATTTTTTCTATATCTTCTGGCAGTTTTGGTTCTGGTTTAATAAGGGAATTGTCGTGTATTACATAGCCTGCCAATCCATGCAAACTTAACTGTATGTAGCACATATGAACACATGTTATGTCTATGTCCTGCCCTACAAAGTAAACATGGTTCTGGTAATTATATTTTTTGAACATTTTCTTACATTGTTCACTTGCACTTATTAATGTTGCACCTGCGCCACAAGCACAATCATATACACTTGCATAACCTTTCTTATGTACTGTTTTTCCAAGTTCTTTTCTGTCAAATGTCAACTTTGACATTACTTCACAAATACTGTAAGGTGTAAAAAATTGACCTGCATTTTTGTTAGATATTTGCAACATCATGTACAATTCGCCTAATAAATCTTGGTTCGGTCTTTCTTCTAATTCCTCAACAATTAATGCAAACATTTGAGGAAAAAGTTTCTGTTCTTTCTTCGAATAATTGTTAATGATTCTCATGTATTCTTTTTCCCTTTTATCCCATATGTCCTTGAATTGTTTTGATTTAGTCATTGGTAGAATACTTTGGTTTGCTAATGTTATTGCAAACAATGCCATACAATCAGACCACACTTGGTATGTTGATTTTGAACCGCACAACATTTTAAAACCTTTTTCAAATCTCTTTTTATAGTTTCTATCCTCTGTTTTCTTCTTCACGTTTTATTATCCTCTTTTTATACAATCTCGCTGTTTGTTTCAATGCTTCAATTTGTTCTTTTGTTTGTCTTTTAACTTTTATTTCTCTCTTATGCTTTGCAAACCAATTTTGCTCTACCATATCAACATAAAAACCATTTTGAACATATGTTGAAGCATTATACACTAAATACTTTTTGCCATTACTTGTTTTTATGCTACCACAGTAAAAACAAACTGTATTGTTTAATAAAAATTCTGTTCCGACTTTTATTTTGTTACCAATCCAATCAGAACAACCACCAGTTTTCAGTTCCTTTTCAGATTTTACTGTAAATGGAACAAAACCAAACCTTCCATTGCTATCACATCCATACTGAATGTTACCATTTTCATTTACTTCCTTTTGTTCTCTATTTAGGTAAAAACAATTAAAACACGATTCTACCATACTTTTGTTTCTCCTTTTTCCTACATTCTTCTGCAACTTCTTTGTTACTTCCTATTACTTTAACAGTTACGCCCCTTTGCTTTAATCTCTCGAAAAAGCTATCCTGCACATACTGCACTTGATATGCTTTTCTGTTAAAAAATAGCAACCTATGATGACCACCTATTCTGGATTCTAACTTTCCACAATACACTGCTTTTTCTTTTCCACTAATTTCTAATATGTCACCAAACTTTATTTTTGTTTTAGCCATTGTTTGCATATTTCCTTTTCTGTAAATACTGGGTAACGATTCGGTTTAATTCTAATGCCTGTATTTATGTTTTCATTTTCGCACATAAATGTTGTTACCCATTTTCCTATGTCTTTTGCTTTGTCAGAACCGCATACAACTTTTATTAAATCCATACTATATATGTTTTTGTCATTGTATACTGTTATGTTCCGTACTTTACACTTGCATACAATGTTTTCTGTATAACCTTCCCTTTTGCTTGCAAATACCATATACACAAATTGTTCTGGCATAATTAACATCGGTTCTATTTTGTTCACCTTCTTTACTTTACATTCTTTTGTTTCGCACTCCAAGCAATCAAGATATGTTACTTGGAGTGCATATGCTTTACAATATTTAGCCATTTATTCCCACTGACACTCGAAATAACTCTGATAGCATATTAGCATATAATGTTGTATCTGTTACGTTAGATGGAACTTCTACTTTCTGCTCAACTCCATCTTTTGAAATAACATATATAGTTTTACTAATATACTGCTTTAACATTGTTACCTCAAAGCCTTTCGCTTTCATTTTTCTTTCAATAGACTTTTCAACTTTTGATTTTTCTTTGTTGTTCTTCATAATTGTTTTACCTCTCTTGTTTGTTTTCCTGTTTATGTCTATATAATAACATAGGGATTGCACAATGTCAATCCCTTTTGTCTAAATATTTTATTATTCTTTCAGCACTATCATATATCGCCTTTTCTATGTTTTCAAATCCTTTGTCTACTAATCTGCTAATGTCTCTCAAATATGATATGATATAATTCGTTAAAATAACCCATACGACAATAAATAAAATTGCTATACATATTATCTCAAATATTAAAAAGTTTATTAGAAATTCCATTGATGTTCCTCTTTTACAATTTCAAAACATTTGTCTAACCAATCAAATACCACATGAATATTACATGACCCATAGCCAATATTATAATTTTCTTCTCCTACCCTTTTATATTTAATTTCAAAATAAAAACCTGTATTGCATCTTCTAACAATTACTTCTGCTTCTGTTACTTTTATTTTCTCTCGTTCTAATAATTCTGGTGTACTTTTATCAATTTCCATTTTTATATCCTTTCTTTTGATAATCTAAAACATACATCACGCATAGGACATTCCTGCACCTTTTTACTTCCATAACATGAACATTGTTTGTGCCGCTTAACTAATTTGTTTTTATTTGTTAGCCCGTCTTTATGTTCCTGTATTTGTTCTAATCTTCTAATGTACGGTGCTATTTCACTTGGATTATACTCATACTTGTACACTTTAAACTCTTGCGTGTTTTTATCATCACATAAAACAATGCCGTTGTGGATTCCTGTTAAGTACATGTATAGCTGGCATTGTTTTCTTCCGCTTGCATGATACTTTTGTTTTTTGAATGTAAATGTATTTACGCTTTTAATTTCAATGACATAAGGTATTTTCTTTACGTTATCATCATATACGCTTTCAAGCTTATAATCCTCTGGAATAGCGCATATAATGTCTGGCGTATATGATAAATCATAATCATCATCAAAACGGCTAAAATCGCAATCTAACGGCTTACACAGCCCACCTCTTATAAATAACCTTTGCCACTTCTCATGTATTGCATCACCCTCTGCAAATATACGTTTTAATCCTACCTTTGTTTGTTCACCTTGTAATTGTTTGTAAAACAATGATAACACCTGTTGCCTGTAACAAAATTTATCATCTGATACAATGATTGCACTTGCATGTAATCCTTTTCTTTCCTGTGTTTCTGCTCCCCTTGTCATTACTGACTTGAGGAATTTAAGTTCTTCTGGAATATTTTTGTCAAGGTAAAACAATCCATTCAACATATGTTCTATTTGTTGTTCTTCTGTACTTTGTATTTTTGTGAAACTCTTCTCTGCATCCTTTTTTATATCTTCTAATAATCCCATGTTCTACTCCATTTTATATACAGATATGATTACTGTTCTGCTATGCCCTGTTGTTTTGCAAAAACGATTGACAGCTTTTGCTTGTGTTGTAGCATAAACAAAAAAGTTATTTATTGTATAGCCATCAATCGTTTTGCGTTTAAATGTAATTATGTATCTGTGCATCAACTAAGCATTTCCTTATACTTCTTTTTGTGTTCTTCCATGATTTCTTTTCTTGTGCTGTCAAGTTCTGCAAAATCTACAAAACCACGCTCAAAAAACATAGGGATTTCACAAGACTGCATCGGATTACATACTTTTGATTTTACAACCTTTACTTTCATCACAATACCGATACGCTCTTTTGCTTCTGTATTAAATGGATTATGATTGGGTATCTCAATCCAACCTTTTCTTGCAACCTGTATTCTTAATGATGCACTATGTTTCAATTTATGACCGCCCGGTGTCTGAATATTGTCACCAAAAGGCAATGCGTTCATTTTGTCACGAATCTGATTAATAAATACGACTGTTGTTCCTGTTTGCTCAATCACATCTTCCAGTGTTGGCAAATACTTGTCCATTAATCTTGCAACACCTCCGATACGCATTTCCTGTTCACTGTCTGTATTTACTGCTTTTCTTATTTTGTCTATATCATCCTTTGGTTGCATTGACGGAACACTGTCAATCATTACTAATGGGATTCCTTCTTCTGCAAATCTAATAGCACGATTAAATGCTTTTTCTCCATATCTTGCTCTATACACAAGCATTTGTTTTGGTCTGTTTCCAAACAGTTTTGCACGTTCCGCATCAAACGTACCTTCAATTGGAATATCTAAGCACATTTCATGCTGAGCGCATAACTGATATCCAAGCGTTGTTTTTCCTGCGCTTTCTGCACCGAATATCTCAATGACACGACCTTTTGGTACACCACCACCAATGATGTTGTCAAGGTCAATAAGACCTGTACTCCAACGTGCTATTTTAAGTGCATCCGTTTTACTTCCAAGACTGTATACAGAACCTTGTTCTTTCTTATCAATCTCATTGCATAATCGTAAAATACCTTCTTTATTTAATCCTTTTTTCATATTCTTCAATTCCTTTTTCCATTAATGTTCTAAGCTTTGTTGCAATTTCCAAGTAACGACTTTCTATTGTATCTGTCACAAACTTTGTTTCACAATAAATTACAAGTTCATCAAATTTGTTTAAATACCATTCTGCTTTTTTCAAGTCCTCAAGTTTGTTTTTGAACTTATGTCTCCAAACATATTTATATGCATTTGTCACGCAATATTCTGCTGTATGTTTCGCTCCGAACACCATAATCATTGTGTCAATACATTCAAATGAACATTGCTGTTTATAATGTTCTGGATTTACATGTTTTTCAATCTGAAATTCCTTGTCCTTAAAAGCATCTTGTCTTAATCCTGTATTTTCCTTCATTTTTCTTTACCTCACTATTTTACTATGCTAAATAATATCCCTTTTCTTTTACCATCTTGTAATCTTCAAACGATAATATAATATGTTTTTGCTTTTCAATACATCCATAGCAATTAACGTCACAAATTATTTCATACACTTTTGTTTTATCATCTAAAAATTTCTCATGTTCATATGTAATGTTTGTTACATAACTCTCTAATATGTTCATATTGCTACCTCGCCATTAATGTGCTGTTATATTTGATTACTCTTGAAAGGTATTTTTGTTTGTTGAACTCCAATGCTCCCTGCTCTTTCAGAATGTCGATTACACGGCTTGTAACACTTCGACCCTTACATCTATCATAAAAATCATCAAAGTCCTTAAATGAGCCTTTTAAACGCTCCTGCGCTATTGTCTCTGCCGCTTTATCTCCTACACCTTTAATGATACTCAATCCCTGTTGGATTACTTTTTCGCCATCTACTTTTCGTATTGATGTTTTTGCCGTGTAGTTTACATGAGGCAACATTACTATTGCACCATCTTTTACTGCACACTCTGAATACTTAAAAATGTCAGCATCATTGTTTGCATACTTCATTTTCACGTACCAAAACTCTGTTGGATAATACACTTTGTAATACATCTGGTCGATACTAATTAATGCATAACCTGTGGAATGTCCTTTATTAAATCCATATATTAACATACTCGCCCATATGCTATCTGTTTGTTCTTTTGTTAGTCCTTCCTGTCTGCATCCTTTGTAAAAGTCCTTTTTCATTTGTTCAATAATTGGAACGTATTCTGGTTTTGTAAGGTTCTCCGCTTTCTTCATTATTTTAAGCATATCAAAAGATTGTTGTGCTGTCAAATGTCCAACTTTCTGTGCTACTTCTACTGTTTGTTCTTGGTATAGCATTGTTCCATATGTTTCTTTCGTGTATTTGTAATACGGTGTGTTTGTGTCAACTTTACCAGATAGTTTGTTATGTGCATATGTTTCGTGCATATGTAATTGTAGCGGTGCGGGTCTGTTTAAAGCATTTACGGCTATAATATCATTGATACAATCACAATGTATCATGTCAAGGATTTTTCTAGGTGCTGATTTTTCCATCTGAAAAATACCATCCGTATTTCCTTTTCTGAATCCTTCAATAACTGCTTCGTCCTGTTCATCTGCTTCTGTAATCTTATGTTTTGTTTGTTCTTCTAACTCACGCATTTCTGACATTGTTTTAAGTCCTAACATGTCAAACTTTACACAATTAATATGTTCAAGGTCATCCTTATCAAAACATGAACTTAATGCACCTGTTTTTCTGTCACGCATGATAATACATGTGTAGTTGGATATATCTGTTCCAACTACTGCAACACCTGCGGCGTGTTTGCCAAGATATTTAATTTTACCATACAACTTGCAAAAATGTTTTATAATGTTATCATGGTTTTCATTAAACTCTATTGTTCTATAACCTGCCTGTAATGCTTGTATGTTCAATTCATCATCCATTACAAATGTTCTAATGTATGACTTAATTTCTGCAATTGTTTGTTTGTTTTCTCTGGCTTCATATTCATCCACTTCCTTTGTTGTTTTAAGTCCACAAACTCCTGCAAGGTCATTTACAAGGTTATCAATCCCATACATACCATAGGAACATATCTGTATTGCTTTTCCTTTGTATTTACTTATTACATAATCAATAACTTCCTGTCGTCTGTCTGTTTCAAAATCAATGTCGATATCTGGCAAGGTTTTCTTTTCTTTACGCATAAAACGACTAAAATCAAGATTGTATTTAATACTGTCAACATCTGTGATTCCTATTGCATATGCTACCTCACAATTACACACAGAACCACGTCCTTTTCCTACTTCTATTCCATGTTCTTTCGCCCAGTTAATGTAATCCCTTACTATAAGGAAATAATCTGCAAACCCATGATAATTAATTACATCAAGTTCATGTTTACATCTTCGTATATATTGTTTGTTTGATTTGCCTTTTTGTTTCAACCCTTGTTTTACAAGATTTAACAATTCCTGTTTACTATCTTCCAACCCAAGGTCTGGCAATTCAAGTTCAAGTCCATCTAAAATATTATCTTCTACTTTTTCATAGATTTCTTTCATGTTGTCTACAAAACGCTCAGCCAATCCAAAAGCGTTTTTAAATTTCTTTGCATATAGATTAGCGAACCGTTCCATGATTTCATATTCTGATGGCATATAACGCTCTGAATAGGTATTCTTTACATCCAATGTCGTTTTACCGATTTCATGCATTTTACAGTATGTATCGAAATCTTCTTTACTTCCAAAATGTGAATCGCTTGTCAAAATACATTTAATATGTTTTTGTTTCGCAATTCCCATCATAACATAGTCTGTTCTTTGTTGCGTTCCTTTTTTGTCAATTTTATATGGCTGAATCTCAACATATAAATCTTTTCCAAAAATACTCTGGAACTTGTCTAATAATTTCTCAGCTGTTTGTTTGTTTCCATTTATGATTGCTTGTGATGTTGCTGATGCAATACAAGCTGTTGTACAAATAATCCCTTCGCTGTACTTTTCCAAAAGTTTAAAATCAACAATTGGTTTGTAATAAAATTGTTCTGTGTTTGCTATCGTCATTATATGACATAAATTTTTATAACCTTGTAAATTCTTGCAAAACAGATTTAAATGGTAGCTTTTTCTCTGTGGCTTTTCCTTATTGAACTTTGGCTGAAAATACACTTCACACCCCATTACTGGTTTTATACCTGCTTCATTACAAGCCTGATAATGTTTTATTAATCCACTAATAGAACCATGATTGCTACTTCCTAATGCCCTGTAACCAAGTTTCTTCGCAACCTGTACAAGTTGCTCTGGTTTTCCGAATCCATCAAATAATGAGTATTCATCATGCCTATGTAAATCGAAAAAATTCAATTTTTCCGTCACTCCTTTTTGTTTTCTTGTTTTCTTTTCTCTATTATAACAAAAGGGTTGAACTATGTCAACCCTAAAATTGTTTTTAATTTGCTTTTTCATCAGAACACATATCAAGGTATCTTTCAATACGTCCAATCCTGTTCTGAATTACGTCACACTCTTTTGCAAGGTTGCTGTATGAGTTCCACATGTCTGCATTAATTGCACTCATACGGCTCTCTGCTTCCATTTCCATACGCTGTTCTCTTCTGCCTTTTGCTTCTGCTCTTCGCAATTCCTGTTCAAATCTTCTTCTTGTGATAAACATTTTTTATTCCTCCCATTCATCCTCTGAATCATCATCTTCCCAATCATCGTTGTTTTCTTCTTCGTCTGCTTCTTCCAAAAGGTCAATGTAGTATTCTTTTGATTTTCTTGGTTTACAATCAATGTCACGTTCTTTGCAGAGTTTGAAAAGTTCCTGCGGTTTCATACTTTCATAGTCTGTTTCGTTTGTTTCATCGTCTTCCCAATCATCATCCTGAGGTTCAGATTTTGCTTTTGTCTTTGTTTTTGTTTTGTTTGGCTTTTTCTTTGGCTCATCCTCTTCCTCTAAATCCTCACTGTTATCAGCCGGATAAGCCTTGTCGATGTATTTTAAAATTGCACTGTCGGAAAGTGCTTTTACTTTTGTATTTCTGAATTTCATCTTGTCAAGCGGAATGACCGAAAATGTTTTGTTTTGCTGTGAACCTACCTGCTTAATCTCATAATCCCTGTCACATAATGTTCCATAGCTTTCATATAATGATGCCATTGAAGGAATTGGCGAACACTGATTTACTGCAAAGAAAAGTATCTTTACTTCCTTGCTTTCATAATCGTACACACTCCATGCATACATGTTTCTTGTTCTAAGGTTTTCATCCTCACAATACTCACATTCACGCCCATATTGTTCCTGGCATGGAACATTTACACCTAACGCAAAACTGTCATGCATTTTAACCTCAAGTCCTTCTTCCATATCTGAGAGGAAACGAACTCTATACTTTGTTCCATCTTTGAAGAACATAAACTTTCCTTTGCTGTTACCGCTTTTCTGAATCTCACTTTTGATTTTAGAAATACTAATTTTTCCCATTTGTTTAAATCCTCCTGTTTGTTTTACGCTTTTGATACTCTTACTTTATAATCATCAATCTGTAATGCACAAAAGTCTTTTGCACTGAAAACACAACCTCCAAATTCAATCCAGCCATTTTTATCATTTAAGATTGTTTCTTTATAGACTTTTGCAATTTTTTCAACTGATTCAATTAATTGTTCTCCTGCATCCTTTCCGATTGATTCTGCAAGTTTTGCATCAAAATCATCTTTGTTTTCTTCACGTTTCATATTGAACACTGGCTCATACATTTCAACCAATGTTTTATATTCTTCGCTGTCCTCATTATATTCCCTTCGGATTACTTTGTCAATATTTAATTTTTGCATCGTTAATTTATGATATGCAACCATTTTCATTTTTACTTCAATCACAATATTCATGTGCCTTTATGCTCCTTTTAACGGCTCGTATAGCCATTTTTATTTCTTCCTCAGACATTTCCCCACAATCCTTTTTATCTTCTGGATATGGAAATCTCACAACATTGAAATAATGTTTCAAAAGTTCAGTTCCTTTTTCTCCACATTTGTCATTATCCAATGCCGAGACAACTGTTGTTATGTTTTGCGCTTTTAACTTTTCTAACTGTCCATCTGATAAATGCCATCCAAGTAATGCACAAACATTTTTTACATGTCCCCTTGTTTTAATGCTCAAATAATCCATAAATCCTTCACACAAAAATACTACGCTATTTTTTTCATATGTTCCGCACAATGTTTCACGCTTCCTAAAACCATCATTGTACAAATACTTACGTTTCTGCGCTGTGTATTTATTTGTTGTTCTGCCAACCCACCCTTTGAACTTTCCATTGTCAAGAATCGGAAAAACAAACGGATAAGCTACATTGTAATTTGTTCTACAATCTGCTATGTTCAACGCTCTTGCATCAAAACCTCTTTGCTTCATATAGTCCAGTGTTTCAACTTGTTCTTTTGTTTCGGCTTTGTTCCAATCAATGCTTTTTAATCCATAAAAATAATCGTGTGCTTCAATCAATGCTTGTTTATTGTTTTTCTTTCTTTTCTTTTTATACTTTACATTGATTTGTTTTATTTCTTCACTGTTTATTATTTGTTCTAAAAGAATACAACATTGTAATTCATTTAATTCTGGATTTGCAAATTTTACAAAGTCATAGGCATTTCCGTTTACTCCACATCCAAAACAGTAAAATGTACCATCATTTAAAGTTATTCTCATGCTAGGGTTTATATCATCATGGAAAGGACAAATTATATTGAACTCTGCTTGCTCTATGTCATATACTAATCCGTAGTAGATTAATACTCTTGCTAGGTCTTTGCCATCATAAATCCTCTTCATGTCCCTGTTTCTTTTCTGTGATTCTTATATAAGGCTCTCCAAGTTTTAACTCATAGCAACCGTTTATTTCTTTTTTGCTAATTTTACCCACTTCATACAATCTGTTCAACTCTGCTTCGTTCAACTCTTCCTGTACTTCAATGTATTTTTTAAACTTTTTTGCATCAACGCCACACGCTTTTAGATACTTTACAAGTCCATTGAAATCTTTGATTGTATACATTTTATTGATAACTTGTTTCTGCGTTTCCTTTGACAACTTTTCTTTCAGTTTATCAAGTAACCAAATAATTTTCTTTGTTCTTACTTTTGTTATTTTCAACTGTTTGTTATCCTTGTAGTATTCATAACCATCATCTAAAGTTATTTCAAATGTTTCAGTTCCTTTTTCAAGGTTTGAAAACATGAAATTTGAAATACTTACCTGCTCTTTGTTTCTCACTTCATTATAGTATTTGTCGAAGTTCTTCTTCTCCTGCTGTAATTCATATAACCGTTTTATGCTGGCTTTAATTGTTGTAGTTGAGTTTTTCATTAATCAACGCCCGTCCTTTCTCAGTTCTCTTGTTTCTCAAAAACTCTTTGATGTCCATAGGGTATGAACTTCTTTCATCATCCTTTCTGATATAGAACAAATCTGAGAAAAGCAACTCCAATTCTGTTCCAAGTAATGTTTTTACTCTTACTTTACGCTGTTTTCTGTTTACTCCAACAACTTTCGCTGTTCTAAGTTTTTTATAGATGTTTCCATCTTTTGCTTCTACATAGTGCATGAATACAACTAATGAACCAACCATAAGGTTTTCATCATACACTCTCTGCTGTTTTTCATGTCCATACTTTTCAATAATTTCATCAAGCGTTTTCGCAAATGAAATTTTGTTTTCAACATTTTCTGCATGATAAACTTTTGTTACCTTGTTTGTTTTGTTTTCCCGTTTTGTTTCCTCTGTCACTTCTACACACTCAGAAGTCTTTTTATCAATATCTACCTGTGTATCTTTGTTTTCGAGGTCATATTTTGTTAATCTTTCAATTAACTCTGCCTTTGTGAATTTGTGTCCTTTGCTTTCAAGCGTTAATCCTCTTTTTCTGCTTTCCTCTCTTAACTCTGCAACCTTCATGTTATTGTATTCCATTGTATGTTCCTCCTGTTTGCTATTTACTACTCTTATATATTAACACATAATATTTTATTTGTCAACAAAAAAATAATCCAAAAATTATTAACATTGCATATCCCATTGCAATTGTTATTACTATTGTTCCAATAGTTTCTATTGCTTCTTTTGTCCATCTGGACAACTTTCTTTTTTTCATTACATTGCTCCTTTATAAAATCTCTTGTCATATCTTTTGCCATTTACTTCAACGACATACTGCTCTGGATATTTTATTTTGCTTTCTCCAAGAACCTGTTTTCTAAGTTCTTCTACCGCATCCAGTAGCGGCTTCTTTGTTTCATCATTTAAAAGTTCTGCTCTCACAATTCTATTATCTTTCATTTTTATTTCCTCCAATTTGTTTTCTTTGTTTCTGTGATTATATATTACCACACTTTTTATTTGTTGTCAACATCAATTTCATAATTTTCTAAGAAAAAGTTCATTGTTCTTACATAGTCACTGTTGTTTGAATAATCTGAAACAATTTCCTCTGTTGCTAAATCAATGTAACCTACTGTTCTTCGCTTATAATCATTTACATAGATTCTTTCATAGTTTCCTTTGTGCCAATATTTGAATGTCAGATAGTTGCTTTCATCATCATTCTTTGTTCCACACCAAGGATTTGTATTTCCATCCTTATCAATGATTGCTACTTTTGAAAACTGTGTAAATTTTTTCATTTCTGTTTTTCTCCTCCAACTTGTCCTCTGTTTTATTTTATGTTTTGATTATACTACTAACATTTTTATTTGTCAATAGTATAATCAAAACTTTTTTAACTAAATTCTTCCACCATGTCTAAACACATACGCTTCAATTACATCGCGCATTTTTCTATAATCCTCATAGTATGCATATACAATGTCATTCACTCTCGGATTTCTCTCGAACAGTTCCAGCAATCTCTCGGCTGTTTCAAACTGTTTTTCACTCTTTTCTGTGTTCTGTTCCATCATGTTATTGAAACATCTATCATTGTAGTTATAGAACACATGTGAATAAGTGTTCCATTTTCCTACTGGGTACATCTTCTTGTTTGTCTCTTTGTCAATTACCAGTGTTCCTCTTTTTACATATTTACTCATTTTATTTTCTCCTTTTCTTCTACGGTTGTTTTCTCTTGTTCTTTATGTCTTAATTATATATCAAAGGGTTGAACTTGTCAACCCCTTAATTATATTTTTTTTTAATCAAATAAACAATATCTTGCATAACTATAACCTTGTGTATTTACAAAAAACTTTTGTTTTGTTTCTTCGTTTACAATCATCACAACATACTGTGTATAATCTTTCTCACATCCACAAGGAACATCTTTTAAGAAGTCATAATCTTTTAATAGACTATTTTTAAAACATTCAAACTCTGTGTTGTTCATAATAAAAGCCATTGAACAAACTGCCTTTATATTGTGATACTCATTTTTGTCTATCAATTGTTCCGTGTACTCTTCAATGGTATTATTTTTGTTTAATCTTGGCTGACGTAAGTCTAATTTCATTTCTGTTTTAAATGTTCTTTTCTTCATATTCTTACCTCTCTGTTGTTTTCTTATTTTGTTTAGTTCCTTAACTTGATTTTATTATAACACAATGAACATAAAAGTCAACACTTATTTTAAATATTTTTAAATTTATTTTTAAACATAAAAAAATAAGCTATATAAAACATAATATAAATATAATTATATTATATAATATATAGCTTATAAGGTTATTCATTTGTTTTATTTTGTTTCTTCATTTTACGAATTGTTTTATCTGTGTATTCATCTTCGTATTTCTTTTTGTATTTTTCATGGAACTTATCTTGCATTGTATGAATTGCTGTTGCATCATATCCTGTTCCATTAAGCTGTTCACACATTCTATTTACTTTCTTAATTTCTTTTGTTACGTCAGAAACAAGGTCTGAAATATATTCAGCATCCGCTGTCATTCCATATGCGATGCACTCCTGCCATAAATCCTCATACAGCTGTTTTGTTTTTTCTTCCCATTCTTTGTATTGTTCCATAGCAGACTTGACATACTTAGGCAATACGTTGTCATTCACGTCAAGTGTTGTATATCTGCTCCATTCGTTTGGAATAAGGTGCGGAACTTCTACCTGTCGCATAGGAATTAATTTATGATGCATATTTACGTACTTGTGATGCAACTTCCTTTTGCCTGCTACTTCGCACATATACTGATATTCCAGTTTACGTTTGAATCCCTGCAAACCAAGGAAACAAAAATAATCTGCTAACTGTTCATGCAATGCAAGTGCTTTCTGCATATGTTCATCTAATTTCAGATAAATTTCCTCTGCCTTTTGTTCTTTTTCCCTGTCCGTCATTCCTGTTCTGTTCATATAGTTTGTTCTTTTACTTGTTTCAACATTCCAAGGCTGTTCATCCTGCATTGCCATGTTTGTTTCATTCATGTTCTGTTTGTTGTACTGTGATTCATTAATTGTCATTCTTGTTCACCTCCTAAATTGTTGGGAAATTAAATGCTGTCCCATTAAGTTCACAGCTTGATACCATAAAAGTTCCAACATCCGTTGCTACATTTGTGTGATATACTTTTCTGCTTCGTAACTGGTCGGCATGAACATTGTTTCCACACTTTGTTCTAAGCACATACTGTGTTGCTCCTGCTCCAATTGTTACTGCTACTGTATCTGCACTTGTCACTTCTGGAATTGCTTGTGCAATACAAATACATACTTTTTCTTTGTTTGAATATGTTGCCTGTGGAATGTTTAAAATCAAAACATTGTCTGTAAGAGTTACGCTATTTGTTTTTACAAAATGTACACAACCGCCACAGCCATAACCATTATTGTTGTATAAACTACATGCCATTTTATTATGCTCCTTTCTAATACCTTTATAAGCCATTATATGCCAAAATAAGGGCGGTTTAATCACCGCCCCTACAAATTCACGCATAAAGCGGATAAATCACTATTTGACCTTTTTAACAGCCGCATCCTGTATTATAGCTATTTCCACATCCACATCTTGAGTACATGTAAGCACTCTCATATGGTGAACATGTCTGATATGCAGGAATTGGTGTAGGTCTTAATGTCGCAATCAGTGTTGCGTTCTGAGCCTGCTGACTTAACTGGAAGTTTGCATTTTGTAACTGGTCACGCAAACTCTGAATTTCATTCTGTGTCATTAATGCTCTTGTTGCATCACCATCTGCTTTAATAGCATTTACAATGTCACAGGTGTTTCTAGCGTTTTCATAACGTACTGCATCAATACTTCTTTGTGTTGTGCAACAACAATCGGAAAGCTGTGTTGCTAATGCATTTGTGTTCTGCATACCTGCAACTGCTACGTTGTTAATTGCCTGTTGTGTTCCATTAAAGCCATTAAGCAAGGAAGTATTGACAGCATAAAAACCATCACAAATACCATTTTCCAGACCGTTAAGTTTGTTCATGACTGCTTGGTTATCAAATCCTCTCTGGATTGCGCTATCGGTATATGCGCTTGCTGTGCTGTTCATTCCATTACCTCCCCAGTTTCCAAAATTTCCACCCCATGCAAGGAGAAAGAAAAGGAAGAAAATCCAACTGCCATTGCCATCACCAAACATTCCGTCGTTGTCCCTTCCAAGTGCTAATGCATCGGCTACGCTAAGTCCATTTCCGTCCATACTCATAATGTTACCTCCTAAAAAATTTTATTTATATAAACGCTTTTATACGCTTATACCTACTTGATACCGAATTGGCTTTTGAATTGTTTAAATTGTTCAAAAGCATCGTTTATGTTTATTCCTCTTTGTTTGCACAAATTACTTGCAATTTGTTCTATTTCTTTTTCCGACTTTCCTTGTACCATTTGCTGTGCCCTTTGAAACATTGGGTTATTCTGAAACATATTCATCATGTTCATTTTCTGTACCTCTCAATCTTTTAAGTTCTGCATTTATACATTGTAATTGTTTTTGAAACTCTGAACGTAAAACATATTCATCATTTGTTTGTTTTGGTTTTTGTTCACCAACAATTCTATATGTTTTGAACTCTGCTGTTCCATCAAGCATTATTTGTTTTGTATAAATGCAACCATTTGCTACATCTGGAAAAACAAACAAACTTCCATCTAAATCAATCATGCTTGCCTTTGCTTCATCCACATTTGATACTGGTCTGCCTTTTAATGTTTGTACATTCTGCTGTTGGTACTGTGGTACTTGCATTTGTTGTTGCATTTGCATTGGCTGTTGCATATATTGTTGTGGAAACATATTGTTATATTGTGTCTCAAGTTGGTTCATTCTATTTTGTGCCAATTGCTGTTGTATGCTGTTATTTACTCCATACATCGGTTTTTCCCTCCTTCCTTGTATGCTTATAATATATCAAATTCAAACCGCTATATATGCCACATAAACGCCAATAAAAGGACAAATAAAAAAGGACACCTTTCGGTGTCCCTTAATCAAAACATACTTCCTATTTTCATTAGTAACTTTGCGTGTTTTCTTGTTAGCGTTCTTTCAGATATTCCGATTTCATCTGCTACTATTGAGAACGGCTTTTGTTCTTTGTAAATCAGATTTAAGATTCTTCTCTCTTCTTCTGAAATCAAAACGCTATCCAGCATTTCTTCAAATTGTTTCACGGTGTTTATTCCTTTTAATCTTTTTCTAACTTCTCTCTGTTCCTTGTTCATGCCTTACTCCCACCTTTCGATGTGAATTTGCCACAAACAGGGCATCTGTTTGGATTACCGCCACTTTTGTTTCGTGACTTCCCAACCTTAACTGTTGTGTGTGTTTTCGTTGTAGACTTTGTTACGTGTACGCTCGCTTTTGCCATTATTGCTCACCGCCCTCATTATGTACGGCATTGCCATTATATTGATTTCCCTGTATATCATTGTCATTGTATTCTTCGTTTGCATTTTCTCCACTCGTTGAAACATCAACATCCTGCGTTTCTGTACTTTGTTCTGTTGACACATAATCAAACTGACTTTCATACCAAACGAACCCACCATAAAAGATTACTGCTTCTGCAAACATTAATACTGTTAATAAGATAATGATTTTATCTTTTAATTTGTTCGACTTCTTATATTGTTTTTGTGTTTCAAACATGAGTTTGTTTAATTCATCATCCATTGTTTCTTTTCTCCTTTTAATAATCGCTCAAAAATTTCTCGAAAGTTGCTGTAACATCATAAATCAAATTATTTGCATTTGATGGCATTACGATATTACCTGCAATATCTGAAACTCTAACCACCAGCGTATTATCATTTGCAATTTTTAAAGGTAATACAAACGTGATTAATACTGTCCCATTGCTTGCTATCACAGTAGATGTTTCATAGCTTCTAACTATCACATCTACCGGCTGTAAACCATCCGTTGCAATGTTTTGTTTTTTTGTTATGCTTGCTTTGACATTTGCTACTTTACCCTCAAAAGGTGCTGTCCCGCTTTTCCATTTCAGTGCGATAGAAACACAATATATTCCATCTGTCAGCCCTCCAATAACTAAGCCGCCAACAGAACCAAGCAGAAATGTTGCTTTACTTGTAGCACTTGTATTATTCACTGTTACAGGAATTTTGTCAAGCGAATAATAATCCTGTATTGACATGCCATCAATTTGGTTTTGTAAATTTCCTGCCGCATCTTCTGAAAGTTGGTCTTTCATTTTTTCAAACCATGCACCAAAAGCATCTTCGAACTGATTAAACAAATCTGTCGTTTCAATTTGTTTTACCGCTCCTGTTACGAATCCGCAATAATTGTTGTTCGCCCTTGTGTCTGTTATGTTAGCATTTGTTATTGTGCTGACCCCTACCCCTATTGCTATGACTGCAAGTACAAGTTCATGTATTGTGTCTGTATTAACAGGATTTGTACTCACAACTGCATCCCTTTTATCAATTTTAATTGTTCTTTTACTCTTATCCAGTTTACATGTCACAACTGAATTGATAGGGTATGCACTTGTATTAGAACTCATTGTTATGATTGTATCTTCTGTCAGTTCATACCAATACCCATCAATAAAAGCACGTCCCGCTTTTACTGTTACTGTTAATCCAGATTTTGCAACGACCTTTAATTGGTCTGTTGGATTTACGAACACACCATTCGTCATAAACAAACTAAACAGCTTTGCAAAATCACTCGCATCATATACACGGTCATACACTCCTGCTGTTTCGATTGCATTAAAAAAACCACTATTTTCTGCCATAATTAACCTCCTTTGTTTTATATACATATCATACTACTATTCATTGAAAAAGTCAACATATCCATACACTGTAAAATTATTTCCTGTACAATCATATAAATCTGTTGCTCCAATGCTTGCTATTGTTTTGAATGAAACACTGCCATCAATACTAATTTTCATAAATCCATGCCACCATGTTCCGTTATTCATGTTTAACAAAATAACATACTGCCACACATTTCCTCCCTTTGGTGGATATGGACAGCTTGCCACATCTCCAACATACAAACCATTCAATTTTATGAATGTCCTCTTCCCATATTTGTACCATTCTCCATCGTTCGACAAAGTAAATTCGTCAGCTGGTATTGTCGGAAGTTGTTCCAATCCATTTTCAAGATTTTCAACCCTATTATCCAATGTCTTTTGTTTATTGTCAAGATACTTTATGTTTACATTATTGTTCTCGATTTTATTTGCACTTTCCCTTGTTTCCTTCAATACATCCATGTTTTGTTTTAAACCGTATGAAAATCCGACGTCAATAATTTCTTGTGTTCCTGTTCCTTGTATAGTATGCACAACTGTAACTATTTGCACATCTAGCACTTTTTCTAATTCGCTATCAATTACTGTACACCAATCTCCGATGTTGTAATCAATTCCAAAAACATACTGTTTGTTTTGCTCGGTTAATGTTGATTCATATGTTCTTGTTTCCGTTGCTTCTGCCGCTTTTTCATTCGTTCTTTGCTTTATTAGCGTTTCATATTCTTTATCCGTCAGAGTCTTATCATCTTGTACACTTTGAATGTCCCTTGCATCAATCCATAGTTCCCTACGACCTATTCCTTTTTTGTTTTTGCTTTTTACATCACTATTTATTTCAATCTCATACCATTTTCGGCTTTCCTCTTCTCCCTCTCCGGCTGTATATGCAACATTTGTGTAATTTGTTGTGTCCCTTGTATATGATGTCCTACTAATGTTGCTAAGACTTTGCGAAAAAACAACTGAAATATTGTTTTCCTTATTCCACTTTCTTCTATCTGCCCCAAGTGTTATTGTTAATGATAATCCTTCTATGTTTGTTTTGTTTCCATCAATAACTTTTTCGGTTATAATGTTCGGTTCAATTATAAGTCCAAGCCCATCCTGTTCTAACACAGGTTCTATTTCATCCCATATATAACCGCCTGTAACTTGCTTATCAATTTTACTGCACTGATTATTTAACTTTGTTGCATCTTCAAGACTTATATTAATTGGAATATATCTATCATCTTTGTTCTTTAAAATGTTGTCATATATTATTCCGCTTACAAAGTTTGCAGTATTACCAGAATAAGAAAATGTTCCTTTTATTACCCTGCTGTTTAAAACAAACTGTGCCATTCTACCAGACAATGTATATTGATTATCGTAGTCCGAATCAGCTTCTTTTTCAACTTTGTCAACAATTCCTAGAATTTTTTTATTTTTCCCATTTCTTTTTGTGTCAAACAAAACATAATATTGTTCGGTTTCATCTAAAAGATATTTGTTTTCTTCAATTATTGGAACATTAATTTTAAAACTTCCAATTCCTCTAAATTCTTCTGTATACTGAGCATATGTATATTTTCTGAGTATGTCGACCTTTTTCAAAAAACTATCTAAAATTTCAATCATCTTACATCCCTCTTATATTGAAATACTGTTCTTCAAATTCGATTTTAACATCTACATTTGACATATATTGTTCATCAACACTATATGCATAATCATAAGTTCCTTTTTTTATTTTTATGAACTTACTATCATTTGTTAGATGACCTATTACGTTTATTTCTTTTGTTTCAGATGCATCATGCAAGATTGCATTTTCTTTCCCTGTTTCTGTTGTTACTGTTATATAATCCCCCGGTTGCAACGTGACATCTTTAAATTCCAAAAATTCTTCTGTTTGTATAATGTATATCTTTGGGTCTTTTACGATTCCACCATCAGCAAATATCGTTATCAAGCATCCTGCATCCGAATCGCCACTATTTAATATTGGTACGCTTCTCCTTTTTATTATTTCCCCAAAAACAACACCACCCTGCTTTATAATCAATGGAAAATGTAACTTACCACTTGTTGTTGCAAGCTGTGTTTGTTTCGTCCCACCTTTTACAAACATTGGATTGAAACATTTTAAAACTACCGAAAACATGCAAAATACTTCGTTGTTGTCCTCTTCATTTGTTGAATATTTCACCGCTGTTGTTGGTACTCCTTCTATCCTGTACTCTCCTGTTTCTATACTCACATTATAATATATAGAAAATAATTTGTCAAGCAACAATTTGTTTTCTTCGATTTTTTTTTCGCAATCTTCATAATACTGTTTCCAAGACTTTCCTACCCCTGTTACATCATCAGCAACAACATAACCAACTATGCTGACTTGTCTAGTTCCAACAACTTCCCCTGTTTTAAACTCGCCAATTTGAAACGGAACTCTGTAACCTGTTTGTTCTACTGATGCACTTCCCCAATCAATACTGTCTAAAACAAAAGGTGCTTTCGCACCTATTTCAATTTGTTCATATGTTTGTTTGTTTGTAATTGTTACGTTTTTAATCATTTTTTTCACCTACCTTTAAATGCCGTAAAGCAATTCTTTCTTCGCTTGCTTCATCTGTCTTGCATACTCATATGGATTTGGTTTCGTATTATAAAAATTAAATGTATCTCCACCATTCCCTGTTGCATTTCTTTTATTATACTCTTTATTCTCTTTTGCTGTCAACACCCTCTCACCTTTATGAAGTTCTGCAACATAGCCATTGAAAGGAACATAGTCTAAACCATTTGCATGTCTGCCATTTACAGATTTACTTATTTCATTTGCTTCTGAACCTTTGTTCTTAACGCTGTTAAATCCATCAATAATACCTCGGAAGAAACTTTCTATCTTTCCTACAAAATCTTCGACCCATTGCAATACCCCACTTGCTATTGCCTTAATTCCTTCCCACAAAGCTGTAATAATGTCCTTGCCTGCCTGTTTCATTGTTGTTTTAATAGATTTTACTTTTTCTGGCAATTGTTTTATAATTTCCCACAGCTTGTTAGGTAGCTCCTTAACATATGTTATAAAATCCGCAACAAATTGTCTTGATACGCCCTGCGCTTTTGCATCCATTTGTGAACCCCATGCAATGACTTTTTGTACTACTTGTAACAAAAGATTCCAGATTTTACTTGGAAGTTCTTCCACAAAACTGATTACATTTTGTATCATTTTCGGAACTTCTGTTTCTATCCAGCCTAAAACATTTTGTCCGAATTGAATAATTAATGCTATCAATTCACCTATTAAATACCCTAACATATACGGTAATTGGTCAAGGAATGCTTTCAACTCTTCTAATGCGTTTGGTACTGTTTCTGTTACAAATGTGTTAAGCACATTTGGTATTGTTTCTGTAAAGAAACTTATAATTGTTTGAATTATTCCAACTATAAACTGTGGAAATGCCGCAATTATTCCTTTTACAACTTCAATTTTTTCTTGTACAACATTTTTAAAATTTTCCAATTTCTCAGCCGCACCTTCAAATCCAAGGGCTTCTGAAACTCCTGCTATCAAATCAATTATGTTTCCGAATAAATTACTAAAGAAATCAACAAAACCGCTAAATATTTCATAGACACCATTTGCGGCTTGGTCAAAATCACCTGTAAATATTCCAACAAACACACCAATTACTCCGAGTATAACATCAAGCGCACCTTTTATAAAATCTACAATCGTCTGAAATGTTGTTGTAAAAAGTGGGGCTAAAATGTTACAAAATGTTTCCCATGCTTTTTTCATTCCATCAGCTATCGCACCAAAATCAATACCTAATTCTTCCAGTTTGTTTTTAAAATCAACAAATACTTGTTTAAGTTCATCCCAGATTGATTTCATTTTGTTTCGGAACTCTTCATTTGTTTGCCACAATGTTACAAAAGCCGCAACAAGAACTCCTATTATTGCAATTATTGCAACGACTGGTGCAGATACGCCTGCCAATATTAACTTTACACTTTCAATGACTTTTCCCATCTTTTTAAATGCACTGTGTATTTTTAAAATGTGTTCCAAAAGCGAACCAAACAAAAGCAAAACTGGACCGACTGCCGCAACGATTAATCCTGCTTTTACGATAAAATCTAATTGTTTATCCGACAAATTTGTAAACCACTCTGCAAGCTTCTGAATCCATTCTGCAAGCTTTCTAATGTATGGTTGTAATCTTTCACCTATAACAATTCCTGCGCCTTCTAAAGCCGATTTAAGAAGTTCTACACTACCTTTTGTTGCGTTTAACATTGTTTCGGACATTTCATCACATGCACCATTTGCATTATAAATTGCATCCGACAAGTTGTTAAAATCTTCATCACTTGAATTAACGATTGCCATTAATCCAGACATTCCCTCTTGTCCTGCTAACGATGCCGCAACACTTGCTTGTTGTGCTTCTGACAAGTTTCCGAATGTTGCTCTTAATTCTTCCATTAATTGTTTTAATGGTTTAATTTGTCCTTGCGAATCAACAAGACTTATGTTGTATTTATCCATTACCGCTTGTACTTGTTTAGTTGGTTTTGCAAGTCTCGATAATGTACTTCTAAGTGCCGTACCTGCTTGGCTTCCTTTAATTCCACTATTAGCCATTAAACCAATTGCTGTTGCTGTATCTTCTACGGAATAGCCTAATGCTCCTGCCACTGGTGCAACATATTTAAAAGTTTCACCCATTAACGCAACATTTGTATTTGAACTGCTTGACGCTTTTGCTAAAACATCAGTAAACCTTGTTGCGTTTGATACCTCTTTAGAATAACCATCTTTTAATACTTTACTTGTTCCATCTGCCGACAAACCAAAAGCTGTCATTGCATCTGTAACAATGTCTGAAACACTTGCTAAATCCTCACCAGATGCCGCCGCAAGATTCATTACACCGCTAATACTATTCAGCATGTCGTTGGTGTCCCAACCTGCCATTGCCATGTATTTAAACGCTTCACTCGCCTGTGTTGCACTAAACTTTGTCGTTGCGCCCATTTGTTTTGCTTTATCTGATAACTTTTTAAAATCCTCACCAGTAGCACCAGAAATTGCTTTTACTTCTGCCATTCCACTTTCAAAATCTGTCGCAACTTTCAATGATGCCGCTCCAATTCCTGCCAATGGAAGTGTTACATTTTTTGTTAATGTACTTCCAACTGTACTCATTGAGCTTGATAAACCTTTTATTTTTTGTTCTGCCGTTGCTGTCTTAGAACCGAATACTTTCAAGTCATTGAAAGCACTCTGAAAGCCTTTACTGAACTTGGAAGTATCTAATTCAAGAAAAGCAACGGCTGAACCCATGTTTACTGCCATTGCTTTTTCCTCCTGTTTGTTTATTTAATTGTTTCAATAAAATCACTAAATGTCGTATAATGTTTTGCTTTCTGTTCTCTTCCTTGTTCTATGTAATGTGGTTTTTCTTCATTCTGCAAATGTGCTATAATGTTTACACAGGCTTCATTGAAACAAAATGCTGTGTATTCATCTTCTATGTTTAAAACATCGCTTGGCAAACACTTGAATGTTTTGCACATTGCTAAAACTGATTCAATTCTGCTACTCTGTACGAAAGGATTCTAATGCCGCTACACCTCTTTGCGAATAGTTAAATAATGCCATCAATTGTTCATCTGTTAATTCTACTCCTGCGGCTGTCAAATCTTTGTATGACGGCTCTACAAGTGTTTCTCCTGCAATCATTTCAAGTACGTCACAAAGGTCTGCCATCATATTGCTATCTTCTGTGTCGAATCCTGCTCCATCCTGTATGAAAAGTTCATTTGTTTTAACAAGCAAATTGTTTGGGATTTTACCAGACTTTACAAGTCCCAATAAACTCGGTCTTTTTACTCTTGCGATAAATGGTACGCTTTCCGTAAAACTTGGAAGTTGTACGATTTCTCCACTTGCACTTTTTACTAATGTTTCAATATCCGTTACTTTCAATTCTTTCTCTTTTTTTGTTGCCATTGTTTTCTTTCCTTTCTAATGTTCTTTTTTGTTATTCATTTGTTAATGAATAGAAACTGCTGTAACTTGTTCTCCATCATTAACATAGTCACTCTGCACTGCTCTAGTTCCTTGGTCATCACTTAATGCGCTATACTCTGGAACTGTTGATGATGTGAAATCTGGTAACTGTGCAACATATAAAATTTTGTACGGTGCTTCTCCTGTTTTTGGTGCGCTGTTGATTATATACTCTGGAACACGGAATGTATCATCTTGTGAACCAACTCCGAACGGTGTTCCTTGGCAGTTTGGATATGTTACTTTTTCATATCTTACAATCTGACCACTTGCATCATACTGTGCTGAGTATGTGTCCATTTCGAACACATCACCTTTTTCATCACTTCCGGCAACAGGTGGAGTATATACAAGCGTGTTATCGCTAAGTTTTCCTGTGATTGTTCCACCCTGTAAAATTTTTGCCACTGTTGGGCTAAATACATTATCTGTAAGTGTGATTTGTATACCTGTTACTGTTGTTACTGCGCCTTTCTGTGCTAACAGTTTTCCAAGTTTAATGAGTTTGACAGCATCTGTTGTTTCCGTCTGTACATCTACCGCAATTTGGTTTGCTGTGTCAAGTGCATATTCTGTTCCACTATCTGTATCACCAACACGAATGACCACAAGTGATACGTCAATTGTTGGAATTGATTCTAATTTCTTTTTTGTTGTTGCCATCTTTGTTTCCTCCTGTTAAAAGTTTTCTTTTTTTCTGCATCCATAATACTGAAATGATACCATGTTTGCCTTTACATTTTCATCATAATATGATGGTGTTTCATTCCCTATATACATAATCGTAGGGTACATTTTTTTTAATGTTTGTTTTACATCAAAAATTATTGTTTCAAAAATACTGTATCTGTTTTCTGGAACATAAACCATAATTGTGTATATCGGTCTTTCACTCGATACTGTTAATAAATCATATGTTCCATCTAATTTTATGACAATGTACGGCTCTAAACATTCACCCTGCTTCTGTGATGGAAAATAAGTTTTAAAGCCATTGCTTGTTAAACAGTCATGTATTTGTTTTAAAATACCTTTTTCCATTTTTCTATACTCTCATTTTACCAATCATATCTATATACCCGTCAAGAATTTCTTGGCTGTTTTTATTTACTGTTTCTTGTAATATAGCATATCTTTTTTCGTGCGCTAATTCCAGATATATTCCATAATCAACACCATGCGATATGTAAATCCTTACAGTCTGTGGTAGTTTTTCAACAAAACCTGTGAGCCTTTGTCTTGCATGTCCTGTTCTGTCTGTCCATCTTCTGTTTACTTTTGCATAGTTCTCAAATTTCTTTGCCCCTTCTTGTGCATAAATCTTGATTGCTATATCCGACTTTGATTCCAAATTGCTAAGTTTTTCTAAAACCTCACTTGCATCAAATCTAATTTTTGCCATTCAGCACCAACTCCAATGATATGTCTGCTAGTATGTTTTCTTCGCAAATATTTGTTTTTGCTGTTACAATGTAATTGTTTTGGTTCATTGTTACAACATCACCAATCTGTACCTGTTCTGCATCATCATAAACACACAAAAGCATTGGTTGTGCCTTTGAGTGTGTTACATTTCCATCAGACACGTTTTTTGTCCTGTAACCGCTCGTTGTGTGAAATAATCCGCACAACTCACAAACCAATGCTTTTTCTTCTGTTTGTTCTCCATATTCGTCTTTACCTGTTCTGTAAAATGAATAGTCAGAACCATGTGTTTTGATTTCCCTTTTTACCTTGTTTTGTTCATACTTCTTTAGTTTCATTTCAAAACACCTGTATTACTTTCAACATAGTTGGAAGCGAGCATTTTGAAATAACTTGAACTGTCTTTTGTCGTAAGTCCACTAACACTCAAACCTGTTACTTCGGCTTTCATTAGTAACCCATTGTAACTCGCCTTTTTTACATCATTGTCGTACATAGACAAAAGCTGTAAAAGTTCTTCATCCTCAAAATACGGACATTGTTTTTCACGCAAGTTAAATTTTAATTGTTCTAACACATCCATCATGCCAACCTCCAACCTGTTTTATTTAAACATTTCCTTCTCTTACTGCTTTTTGAATAATGCGTCTTGCTTCTTTCACATTGCTTGCACTTGACGTATCAATGTCATGTTCTTTCGCAAACTGTTTTAACTGTGCGCTGTTCATTTCAGAAATTGGAATTTCATCTACTTTCTGTTGGACTTCTTCTTCACCGAAATCTGATTCATTCAACATTTTATTCTGTGAATAATCATTTTCTTTTTCAATTCTGTTTCCATCATCATCAACAAGAACATAACCTTTTTTCTTGAAAATGTTTTCATATGCTTTACTGCTTACCTTAATAGGCTTTCCATCAAATCTTTTTCCGATTGCTTTTCTAACTTTTACAAATGCCATTGTTCAGACCTCCTATTCGCCATCCACATCAATAATGTAAATCTGGTCAGCTGTTGGAAAGTCTGGCAGACAAATCTGTGTTACTTTTGTTTCGACATTTACTGGGTCTGCTTTTGTCATCGTTGTAACTGCAACACCTGTGTCAGTAATTGTTACATTTGCAACTCCACTTGACATAAGGTCAGACTGTTCTGGTGTAGTTCCAAACCACGTATTGCCAAGTGCGCCATCTGGAAACATAACAAATACATCGTCCTCGATAAATCTTTGTTTTGTTCCATCTTCATCAATGTATTTTTTGTCATACTTTACAATCTGGATGCCTAATTCATCAGACAAGAAAGTAAGAATTTTATTATCAGAAATATGTCCTTCGCCGTCTGTAATTACTGCAATGGATTTTTTAATTTCTGTGTTTTTACGGAAATAGCCAAGAATTTTACTTGAGCAAACCGCTCTTGTAATTGTTACACCTGCATCCTCTTCGATTGTTTCAATACCCTCTTGAATCATTTCAATGATGTTTGCTGTCGGGTCACTCCATGCCTTTGTTGCATTTTTCTTGTGATTCTCTGGCATACGATAATCATATGTGTAAGCCTGTCCATTTCCTTCAATTTCAATTGTACCTGTGGAAAGCATCATCATTCGCATACGTTCTCTTTGCGCTCTCGCACCTCTTAATAAATCCATTTCATCTACAAATACTCTGTTTATGATGACATCAATGTATGCACTGTTTCCTGTCTCAAGGACTTTGTTTAATTCCTGCCGTAACTCTTCATCAATGTACTTCGATTCTTTGAAGAATGGCATTTGTGCGGTAAGTTTTTCAAAACCGATACGCTTTCTCGGAATTGCCTGCACATCAAATGCTGACGGTTTTAATACTACTGGCAAACCAGTAGCACCTTTAAGCCATTGTAAATCAAGTCCAAGTTTCTGTTCATCTGGAAAAAGTTCTTCGCCTAAATATGGCGGCTCATTTTGTAACATTTCTTCCCAATATGCAACGATTTCTACGCTTGTAATTAAATCAAAAATTGACATATGTTTTTATTCCTCCTGTTTTGTTTTAACAAGCTACAAATGTAATCTTGCTAAGTGCTGTTTTTACTTCATTTGTGATTTTTGCTTTTGTTGTAGCATCAATTCTGTTCATGTTTACAAATCCGAATAAAAGAATTGCTCCATTATTGTCTCCTTGTGTAAGGTCAACATCATGCAGTAAAATTCCAACCGCATTTGATGTTCCTGTTGTTGTAACAGCTGGGGTAAACGCTGTTGTTCTTGCGTTAATATCACCTGTGACTGGTGTACCTGCTTTTGCAATTTTTCTACCTGTTGTACTGTCTGCAACTCCGCATGTATCATCTACTACGATACCCATTGCAAAATAATTGCTAGGGTCAATCAAAATCTGAGTTGTATCATTATATTTTGTTTGTGTAACTCCTGTGTTATTAAACATCCTATAACCTCCTGTTTGTTTTATTTAAAGAAGTGGCTCTCTCTCTGAGTTTTACGTTTGTTTCCAAAATAACGACTTGCAAATGTATCATCGTTATCTTCTTTATTATCACCCTGTTTTTTGCCATCTTCTGTTGTTTTTTGTTTTGTTGCACGTTTGCGTGTTACGTTGTTTTTCTTTGTTTCAACTTCTTCTTCCTCATTTGCAAAATAGAACTTTCCTGTTTCGCTATCTTTGATTTCTGCAATAACTGTTGAAACATCCTTGTCCTTTGTTACCTTAGCTTTTGCAATTATTACAAGGTCATCAACCATTTCTGGTCTTGCTCCAAGTTTTACTGCTTCAAGTTTTGCATCAGATAAAACTCTTGCTTCACGCTCTGCCGCTAACTGCTTCAATGTTTCAGAAAGTGTATCATTTGCTTTTTCAAGGTCTGATTTCTTTGCGTCCTCTTCTTCTTTTGCTTTTGTCACAATGCCTTGTAATTTCTCTTTGTCCTCAACTCCAAGACTTTCCAAAAACTCCTGTAAAGCATCTGACTTTACTTTTTCAACATCAACTTCAACATCAACCTTTTTTTCTGGCTCTGTTTGTTTCTGCTGTTCTGCTGTTTTTTTCTCTTCAACAACTTCTGTTGTTTTATCCTCAACTGTTTTTGTTTTACCTGTATCTGTTCCTAAGTCTGCCATTTTTATTCCTCCATGAAATCTCTTGCATATTTTGTTTGTAAAATCTTCATTTCTCTTTCAAGTTTCTTTTTTCTTTTCTCAATATTTTTTACTTGTTTCTTGTACTCCCTCTCATCTGTTATTGTTTTTAACAGTGCTGTGTTCTTTCTAATTTGTTTCTTTTTTGATAATGTTGCATCCGTATCAAAACAAATTGTAAACTTTGTATGACAATACGGACACATCAAAAATGTTTTTGTTACTTTCAAGTTTCCGAACTTTTTATTTTGTTCATAAATACGCTCGTTAAACTCTTTCTTACATTTATCACATTTCACCATTGATTATATCACCTACTTTCGGAAATGTCAATGCATTTATGAAAATATTTTTATTTTCATCCAATAATTTTTTGCCGTTATAAATGTCCTGTAACATGGCTCTTTTACTTCTTAACTGCTTTGTGAACTTTTCACTTTTTCTCTGCGCTTTCTTTCCTACTGTCTGCTTTTTAATACGTTTCATGAGTGCATTTTTAAACAACTTTTTGTATTCTCCTAAAATGTTTATTGTTTCTTGGTTATCCAACTGTAATGGAATTACCTCACCACACTGTTTGCATTTGTAATATGTCAATCTGATGTAATCTCCATCTTCTGTCCAACAATCTTTGTGCATTGTTGTTTCGCTATCCAATTTATTTATACATCCGCATTTGTTGCAAATTCTCTTAATTTCCATTTGTTTTTACTTTCCTTTCTTTGTTACCTTTATTACATAAAATCCTCGGCATATGCATCTATGTCTGGATAAGTACCGACAGGCGAATTATACCAATCTGCTATTTTATCTCCTATTTCATTCATTGTATAAGGGATATATGCTTCAAAAGTACACATACCATTTGGATGGTCGTCTGGCAACGTATCCTTGGTAAACATACGCCCATCACGGTCAAGGCACAAATCACACGTCCTACCATGTATTCCTGCGCTATGCCATATATACGCTGTTACAAACGGGTCTTTTTCGTTCACCCTTTTAAAACTCTGCTGATACGCATGACTTATAAGTGTTCTTGCTAACCTTTGTGCATTATAATCAACCTTTCCGAAATAAAATGTTTCCGTTTTTCCTGTTTTCGGATTTTTCCATTTTATTGTTTTGCTTTGTTTACTTGCACTAGGGTCAACATACTTTTCAACATCCTTTGCAACTTCATAAGCACTTTTTCCTTGTGCAACACCTTTTGAAACTATTGTATTTATCTTTCCTCTTGTTTGTTCCTCCATTCTCCAAATTGCTTTTGAAAACGTCCATCCATTTTGATATACATTTCCTGTATAAATGTTTTCTATTATTTGTTCTGGTACATACTGAAACGCTTCATGTATGTTTTGAAATCCACATTGTTTTAGAAATGTTCTGCAATCCTCAACTACTGCGATAGATTGTGTTCGCATATCAGTTACGATTCCATTTTTAATGTCATCACTTAACTGCTTAATACGCTCATTTATATTTCTTCTCAAAATCACAAGGTTTTGTGTCTTGAGATTTTTTTGTCCTAGTTTATTTATTTGTTTTGTTATGTCTTGATACAGGTCAGAATACAATTTTCTGATTTTCTTTTGCTGTTGCATTGTCAAATTGTTTCTGACCTGTTCAGCATTTTTCAAAACGAATTTTGCTTTATCTGGTATTTTATCTCACCACCTTTATTTTACATTGGAAATGAAAACATGTCAACATAACTATTCTTATATGTAAGTGTTGTACAATCATCAAAATAGATTACTAAATACTCATGGTAATCGTCAATCATATCTTTCATATCATCACCTAAAAGTTTTTCATATGCTTCTGCTTTCTCACCGCTTAACACTTCAAAAGCAATTGCACCTTCATACTGAACACGTTTTTCATTTTCAAATACTTCCTTACTTGCTGTGTATTTTGCTTCTGCGTATACGTCCAACTCTACTACTCTTTTTGATGTAAAATACTGTTTCATTTCTTTGTTCTCCTTCACATTTGTTTTTGTTGTTCTCTCTTAACTTGTCTTTATTATATATCAGACAGAAATAAAAGTCAACAACTTTTTATAAATTTTCTAATTTATTTTGAACATCAATTTTTTCAATTCCTTCTTCAACTGTTTGTTCTGTTTGCTGTTTGTTCAATTCTGTTTGTACATTTGTGTTCATACTTAATGTGTCGAACATATTTTGTTCTAATGCAATCTGCATCAACTCTTCATCAATCTGTGCATCTGTTTTAAATTCATCCTTGCGCCACTTTTTGATATAAGACTTTCTGCTTCGTGCATTTGCATTAATTTCCGCAATGTCATTATCTTTTTCTTCTTGTTCATCTTCCATTAATGCATATTGTTCTACCACGTTAATCGTATACTGTATGTCTTGTAACGATTCTACTTTGTACAATTCCTTTATAATTTCGCTGTTTAGCTTTGCCAATGAAATTACATGCATAAATATTGTTTCAAGTGCAGGAATCCATGTTTTCATCTTTTCATCACATCTTACTTGCAGTGGATAATACAATGCCTTTAATGCTTTTCCGCTAGTTATTGTTCCTGCCATTGTTTCCTCAGAAATGTTTGGAACATCCAACTGTCCATACATAGATGTTTTAATTCTGTCTAATGTTGTTTTAACTGCTTCTACATGGTTCATAGCTGGTGCAATCATTCCAACGCTGGGATGTACTTCATTCTGGTTTTGTTCACTCTTTAAATCCCAATACGCACCTGCTCCAGAATTAAGGTTCTTTGTTGTTTGACCATTCATATCAACTGTATAACGAATAGGGTTCATTCCCTTATGTTCACTGTCGACATCCGCATTTGCCAATTTTGAAAAACCGCTTTCTTCATCCATTAAGTCCTCAATCTCCGATACTCCCATTTTATCCTCTAATGTTCCATCATTTGTTATGATGACAGCAGGAATGTGTTCAAGGTCTAACGAATGTTCTTCAAACAAAACTTCAATTTCTTTTCCAGAACCATCATACAAAATAGAACTGAAATAAATTGTTCCATTACTTTCATAATATTTATTTACTAAAAATCTTCTCTCCCTTTGTGTTCTACTCTGTGTTACGTTTTCAAAACTAACAAACTTTGTCAATCTTTCTGTATCATAATCTGTTTCAAAATAAAATTGTAATGCATTATAAAAATGTAACTTAATTCCATCCTGCTCTGAAATGTCTGCGAGTATTGCAATTCTTTTTCCGATGAAACAATCTTTTGCACTCTGAATCAATTTCTTTGAGAACTTGCTATTTTTAATAACTTCATCAATTACTTTTTGATATTGTGCTAAAACTTGTTCTTCTTCATCTGATGTGTCATTTCCCACCACATTAATTTCTGGTGTTTGGCTAAACATAAAACGTGCTTCTTTATCAAGTAAGGTTTTTGCGATTTTGAAATTAATTCTACTTGGAATATAATCTCCTGCTGTTCCGATTGGATAAAACCTTGCTCCTTCTCTATAACTGATATAGTTCCTTTGAATCTCTAAAAGTTCCTGTCTATAAAGATTCAATCCTTGTTCTACTTCCTTATTCAAAACAAAATAAGGAAAACTTTTTAAGGCTAATACAACATCAGCCCTTTGTTGTTCATCTTTTATTTCTTTTGACATGTCTATATTGTTTCCTTTCTTTAAAAATAGCTATTTATTTTATGTATATATTTTAACATAACATTTATTATAAGTCAATATATTATTTAATAATATAATAATATTATATAATATAAAAGGGCGGCTTTCGCCACCCCTTTGTTTTAAAACTGAACTTTTCCACCAGAAACATTTACTTTTGTTTCTAATGTTCCAGTATAATTAAAATCTACTTTTCCATTGTGAACAAACCATACTCCTTGTTCATTTTGTGCCAGTCCAGTATAATTGAAGTTTACTGCGCCTCCCTGCAGGTAGAACCATCCATTTTCATTTTTTGCCAAACCTGTATAATCAAAGTTTACTTTTCCGTTTTCGATTCTCCACCATCCGTTTTCATTTTGTGCGATTCCAGTATAACCAAAATCAACAGCGCCATTGAATATCTTCCACCAACCAAACTCATTCTTGGCAACAGTGTTTGATGTAAAATCTACTTTTCCATTTATAACATGCCACCAACCATTTTTGTTTTTTGCAACAGTTGTTTTGTTTGACTTTTTACCATTTTCATAATAGTACCAATTGCCATCCACATCTGCTGTATCTGACAAACCTGTAAAACCATTATTCATTACTTCTCCAATGTTTAATTCCTTTCCCATCATTGCATATGCTAATGCTTTTGCAACAGCCTTATAACCTACTTTGTTATACAAATCATAATCGTCTTTATCATCGACAAAACAAACTTCAAATAACAATGCAGGACATGTTGTTCTGTTCAAATACTTTAGTTTATTTGTTACTTTTGTTCCACGGTCAACAAATCCAAGTTTAACCATGTTCTTTCTGGCAAGTTCTGCGATCTCAGCTTTTCCGTTATTTGTACCGCATAACCATACTTCAAATCCTGCTTGTTTTCCATCACCAGAATTGTCATTTCTTCCGCTGTTTAAATGGATTTGACAAGAACGGTCAACACCATGCGAATTTGTTTTACGAATACATTTGTTTAGAACATCATTTTTTCCTGTTCCATTGTTCTCTGTATCGTCCCAAACTGTTACACCACTTTGTTTTAGAATACTTACCATTTCTCCTGTGATAAGTCTATTTTCCCACGATTCATCTAACAAATCACATGCACCACATGCAATTTTTCCACTTGGATTATGACCTGCACTTACACTGATTTTCATTTATGCATACCTCCTAAACGCTTTATATGCCAATTTGAGCCATTTATTTTGCTTCTACTTCTGGAATACCACCAATACTTGTTAATACGCTTATAATGCCACTTAACACTGCACCAGATACCACCATTCTCCAATCCACAGCTTCCAAAAATGCACTTGTACCAATTAATGCTACTGCTGTTTGTGCCACTGTTTTGATTGCTCTTACTCCTGCTTTTTTAATCCATTCTACGGTATCTACATTTGCTTTAAATACACAATTTTTAAACATATGTTTGTCACTCCTTTTCATGTTCTTGTTTGCACATTTCTAGTGCATGGCTTACTTGTTGTAATGTTTTTTCATGTTCATCTAACTTGTCCCATTGCCTTTTTTGCGAATCTCTCATATGGTCTTTGTACTGTAACAATGCTTTTTCTTGTTCTTCAATTTTTTTATTTTGTTCATCTATCTTCTCTGCTAAATGTTCTATGTTTGATGTGAGGATTGTCATTGCTTTTGTGTTATCACTTAATGGTTTGTATATAGACAAAAACAACCCAACAATAGCTGATAACCCTATAATCATAGTGCCTATGACTTCTGCTTCACTCATGTTAATTACCTTTTGCCATATATGTTATCTTCATATAACATTCTGTATCATTCTCCACAATTGTTGTTCCAGCGTATGTTACAAGATTCTTGTATGTCTCGATTTCTTCTTGCGTTAGGTCACGTTCGATTGGTGTATCGAGGTATGTCATTACTTTAAGCGGACGTTCTGCAATGTGGGCTTTGAAATTTGATAATGCATTTTCATCCGAAAAATCGTCAAAAATTATCAGCGATACATTACGATTACCAATTCTTATACCACGTGTATCGTCACCTACTATATATTGACTGCAAAATCCTTTCCTACTACTCATTGCAACTGGTAAACATTCAATATGTATATAATTTATACCACCTTTTTTCCACTCTTCATCCTCACTCCCATCAAACGTCTTTTGCCACACTCTCTGCACATATTTCCCACGCTTGAGGTCAATATAATCCGCTATCCACTGCTGACCATTGACATCGGTGTAATTACCATCTGTGTCCACTGGAATAGCTGGAAGTCCTGTTGACGTGCTGATGGAGAGGGATTGTGGCTCATGGTATGGTTCAAATGGAACTGCAATTGTAGATTTTGCAAAGATTACATTCCTTGCAAAATCTGGATTATTATTATTATAATCTACTGTAAATCGAATATATGCGGCATTTTCTGGCGTTTCAAAAACAGTGTTGTATTTATCTGGCGATATTCCAGAAATAAAGGTTTTACTTGAATCGTAAAATGCACCCCATCTACCACTATCCTGACTCGAATATAAATAATATTTTGTCTTAGCACTCACGGCAATGAAATTACTGCAATACGAATTTGTTGCTACAATATTGTTTCCACTATCATCACTAACATACCCTTTACTCACATCATTTGCATCAAACAAATTCTTCCCAGTCACTCTCACTTCAATATCTTTCTGATATAATGTTGGTACTCCGCCAGTGTATGGTTCGTAACTTGTAGCAACCGAACTTAACTCTAATTGTAATTCCGAAAACGTAACATCACCATTTCCATCACCATATGAAATAACGAAATAATCTGTATTTGAAGCAGGTGTTACTGTTAATAGACTTTTTCCTGTCAATCCAGTTCTTATAACTGAACCATTAATATGATTTTGTTCTGAACTAACATACATTAAATATACACCAGTAGTATTTACTCCAACTGTTAATTCAACACTAATCATTATTTCTTTTCCAACAAACTCACTCAACGATATTCTAATATTATTTAAAGTAGCTGTTTTTGATTTATATGTTCCATCAGACTGTTTATATGCAGAATAGTAATCATCTACGTTGATAAGATTTTTGCCTGTACTCAATTTCTGTCCAGCACTAACTATCTCCTGTGGATACTCTGGATTCGGTGCAGGCATACCACCTGTATATTTTTCCCAAGTCTTTGCTGTTGTCCCAAGGTTAAGCATTGGTTTTATGATGTTATTTACGGTTGTACCTCTGTCTACCGAAATTCCCACATATTTCGTAGTACCATTTTCCACAAATGTAAAAGAGATTCCATCACCTAAATCTGCAACAGTTGTTCCATCATCCTCCAAATCTGTAATGCCGATAAAAACCTTATCTGTGACTGCACCAGACAGGAATGCTGTTTTTCCGTCAAGACTTTCATCCAAAGTCGCTACCAAGATATATGTGTTCGCTGTTGCTGTTCCACTTAACTCGATTGTTCCATCATAATTGATTCTGTATACAATTCCATTTTCAACTGTTGTTTCTTTAGGTTCTATATTCAAGAGTTGTGCCCCTGTTGTTGTAACCTGCTTACTCATGCCATAAATATTGAACTCTGTTAACACATCATCAAAACTACCTAGTTTTGGGTTACTCAATATCAATCTTGCTCCTTCTTCTGTTTTCATAACATATCTGTCAGCTAACCCAAGACTACCATAAATTTTGTTATTTTGTTCTAACATTATCATATCATTTCTGCCATAAATTTGTTGTTCTGATTGCTTCTTTATAGACATAATGCTTCACCTGCCTTTTTTAAAAATCAACACTTGCAACCTCAACGAGCCCACCTTCTACCGCTGTAATCTTAACAATGTTTGTTGCTTCTGCCATTCCTGTTGTTTTATCTTCCACATTGTTAAATATACGCTCCCAACTTCCTGCACCAATTACACTGTAAGAATCATTGTCTCCGAGCTTTACTGTAATTTGATTGCTTGTAAAATTCTTCACCAAAAACTGTGAACGCTTTAATTTCATTTCAAATAATGTTTGTTTTCCTGCTGTTAAATTTAACTGTTTTACATCTTTCATTTGCTTATTCTCCTTTCTCCACTAAACACTGTACGACCTTTACTTTGTTTTGTTTCCTTTGTTTCAATTACTTCTGTTTTGTTTATACATGATTTGTATTTAGGCTTTCTATCCTCCAAGATTGATACTGCTAATTCCATACCATTATACAGACCTACCATGTAATTATCTTCTAAATTATTCTCCTGTACATTTTTAAATGTTTTAATCTGTTCTAATTTTTTGTTTGCATTTTTTAACATTTTAGAATACCTCTCTAACTTCATATTTGCCATTTTAAGCGGTTTTAATCATTCACCCTTATACTTTATCATCCTGCCTTGCTATTCGTCTTTATTTCCTTTATATCGGCTACTGTATATGTATCTAACGCATACCACAAAGCAGAAAATGTATGTGGGTCAATATTAAATTCATCATAAACAGCATTTCCTTTTGAATCCTTTGCATAGGTTAAGTCCTTTAATTCCCTTATAGTGTTTTTACATTTTGGTGAGCATACTATTCTGTTGAATCGTTTTATTTTCTTTGTATTTGCCAACCTACTTCCAATGTATTTTTTACATCCATACATGTTAAAACCTTGCTGTCTATAATACTGGATTGTTTTAGGCTCAGCACTATCTGCACATATTGGTTTGTTACATCTTTCTGCACGTTCCATTGTTTTATTTACAGAATCAAGATTGCTGAATTTATCGTCTGTTATTTTGTTTCTGTATACTTCATCATAGATGTACAAGATTTTGTTTGCATCATCAACACAACAACTTATAAGTGCATTGTATGATGTTTCAAATCCAAAGTCCAAACCAAAGAAGTGATACTGTGATGTAATACTGTTTACTGCATTTACAAACTGTTTTGAATTTCTAGCAATTTCAAACTGTGGTAAAACTCTTGTTCCATTAGCACCAAAACGTCCCCACCTTGCTACTACCCATAAACGAGGGTCGGACATTTTTAATTTATCCAATCTTTCAATATAGGCTTTTGGTAAAAATGGATTATCTGTTGGTACACTATGATGATAGTATGTTCCATTTATGACCAATGTCCCTGCCCTGTAAAATCTATTTTCATCACAAATAACTGTTGTTTCTCCGTTTTCTTCCAAATGTGTAAAGAACGTATTGTAAACCCAGTTTTCTTTCCCTACTGGATTACAAGACAGAAACGTGTATAATGTTTTGTTTGGTGTCCTAATACGTCCTAATAGTTCTGTATAAGCATCATATCTTACTTCTGAACACTCTTCAATCCAAACCATTGAAACTCCATGAATTGACTTTAATTTCTCTGGATTGTCAACACCTCTAAATATGATTTTTGAACCGTTTGGAAATCTTATCTCCATTGGAGAACTAACTGCTATTACTTTTCCATCTATGGCTTTTGTTTTATTTGTTGTTGTATCAGAAAGCATGTTCATTGTTTCAAGTATATCTTTAAACAGTGCAAAACATGAATCTTTGATTGTTTCCTTTACCTGTCTAACTACCAATGCTGTCCGCTTTTCTTCCAATAGTTTTAAAATAAACTTTAATGCGATGTGGTAACTCTTCCCACTTCCATACCCACCTATAAGCAAATACTCTGTATAATCCCAATCTGTTAAAAATGATGCAAAACGCTCAGATACTTTAATATCTGCTTGCATTTTTGTTTACCTCACTTTGTTTTTATAATACCACAAAAGACAGATACATCATTTATGTACCTGCCCTTTGTTTCTTTTATTATATCATATTTGCTTTATGTTTGTCAATGCCTAAAATCCAAAAATTGAATCAATAATACTGCTGAAACTTTCAAACGCTTCAAGTTCACCATTTTCTTTTAATTCTTTAAGCATTTTGCTCTGCTGTTCTTTTACTGCTCCATTTATTGCAATGTCTGCATACTTGTATAATCTGTTGATTTCTTTTTCTGTGTTTGTTGCAGTTCCTTCTTTTACTTTCTGTTTTAACTTAGTCTGTTCATATGCATACACTGTTGTCAATGTTGTTAATGCAAGTGCAATGTTTGAATTTGCTCTTTTAAGCTCTTTTTCAAGACCTACAACTTTCTGCATTAATTCTTCATTTGTTACGTTTGTTTTTACTTCTTTGTTTTCCATGTTTGTTTCTCCTTATTTGTTCTTTGTTAATATGTTCCAAGGCTTTCGCCTAATAGGAAGAAAGGAATCGAACCCATGACCACTGGTTTATAAGACCAATGCGCTACCACTGCGCCACTTCCCCATAACTACCCTAACTGGAATCGAACCAGTATTACAAGAGTCAAATTCTTGTGTGCTACCTTTACACCATAGGGCAATGTTGTGGCTTTCATCTGCCAGTGTTTGATTACTCACCACAACTTGGAAAGGGATTTTATTGTAATGTGTTTTAATGACTTTAACCACCTGTCAAATTGTTTTAAAAGTAAATATATATATCACCCCCATATGCTGTTATCTCGTCTATTTTGTTTATGTCATAACTTTTCAGTTCCTTAACTGTCATTTCTTCCACTTTATGCTCAGTTCTATCACCTGAATCAATAACAGTGACCTTCTCATAATGATTACCAAACAACTTTTTAATTAAATCCATTAAATCATTAATTACCATGTTTTAACACCCTCCTATTTGTTTATAGTTCTATATCATCAATAGAACCTTTATAGAACCTTTTTACAAGCTCCGTAAAATCAAAATAATTTATCCTGCGTCTAAACGCCTCTCTTTCAGCTCTCTTATACTGTCCTCTCCTTAACAATGATGCAACCTGTACCATAATCTCTACTCCTTCAATGTTTGTTCTCTATCAACTTTGTAACTTTATTATACCATCTATGTTTTGTTTTGTCAACAGTTTAATAGATAATTTGTTCATCTTTTAAAAACTCAATGAAATCATCATCTAATAACTGTAACCCATGCCAATTTGTAAATGCATCAAGTAAATCCTCTGCACTAATATTGTTTGTTTTAATTGCATCTAACAATATGTTATAATTCTTCTGTGTATCATTCATTTTGCTACCCCCTATTTACTACAATGCTTCAAATTCTTCTTTTGTTAAACTGTATCTCCTTTTGTTGCTATGTCAATAATTATTTTAAATATTTTTTAGCAAACTCTTCATTGCTCATTGTTTTCATATCATAAACATATTCAATTGCATCTACACTGTTCATTCCCAAACCCTCAACAAGTTCTCTAACCATTCCTGTTAAATTATTGTTTTTGATAAACTCTTTCTTCATTGTTTTCTCTCCTTCTCTTTTTTGTTTTCTTATTTCCTTTGATGATTATATTATAACACAACATAGCAGAAAGTCAACAGTTATTGTAAATATTTTATAATAAAATAAAAAGGACAGAAACAATGTTCTGCCCCTCTCTGCTATATGCCTTTTATTGGTATCTTAATAATCGGATTATAGTCTATATACTTTCTGTTCTTTTTGCTTCGTCCTTTGTTTGATGTGTCCAGTCTTACTATGTTGCTTCCCCATTTCTGCCTCAACAACTCAAACTGTTCTTTTTCCCTTTCCATATTACGGTACATTGCACAACCGCCCTTTTGTTCTGACTGTCTACAAACATAATGATATTTGTTTAACCGCAATGCACCTCTATACAGGTTCATGTTCTGTAAGGTCATGTCATAATCTTCTTTCAACGGTAATCTTTCATCATATCTAAGCTCATTCCCTTTTAAGAAACACTGGAACGGACCACCTATATAGGATGTGGTGCTGAATGGAGAATACTGCCGATAGGACATTGTATCACTATTACAATTCAATCCCCAAAATTTAAAACCCCAATCATGGCACAATAAGGAATAACGATATAAGAAGTCTAGTAATTCATCTGATTTTACTTTTACTTTCTCATACGCATATGTTCCATCATCTGACATTTCAAAATGTTCTATGGCTCTTAAATCATCATCAATCAATAACACAATGTCTGCACCATTTTCAAATTCTGTATCAAGAATGTAGTTCCTTACTCTGCACAGATTTCCCTGTACACCTTTCGGACACTTCACAATGTTTTCTGTATGTTTCGGGTTGAAATCCAGATATGCTTCATACTCTTCTGGTGCAACATAAACTTTACAGAAAGGAATATAACTTAGCGTCTCCACCTTATACCGTTTATAAGACGGACAAGCAACAATGATTTCTTTCCCCTTATACTTCATTACCCTGCACCCTTTCTAACGCTTTCTGTCCGTCTAGCACCCTTCCTACTCCTGCTCGCATACCGAATGACTTCTTGTTCCCTTCCTTCTTTGTTGGGTACGCCTTTGCTTTCTCGATTCCAAACAATCCCATAGCATTGAGCCAATCAATCTTGTTATTGAACTTCAACACAATGTAATTGTTCTCTTCGTTCAATATCTCTGTGAATGGTACATCTGGTTCAACTTCTATTGTTTCATCTTCCAGTGCATCAATACTAAATCCAAACACTTCCATGTCAATGTCTGATTTTAGAAGTTCGTTGATTTCTTCATTAATCAATGTTTCGTCATAACTTGATTCTGCTGTTTTGTTTTCAATCAAACGCCATGCTTTTATTTGTTCCTCAGTCATATCATCTAAACAGATTGTAGGCACTTGTGTAAGTCCTGCTTTCTTTGCCGCAAGTATTCTTCCATGACCTTCAACCACATAATCGTCTTTGTCAATTGCTACTGCCCTGTGTTCAAAGAACCCGAACTGCTTAATACTGTTCATAATTCTTTCAACCTGTTCTTTCGGATGTTTCTTTGCGTTTTTCTTATAAGGTTTTAATTCCTTTATTGGTTTATATTTAATGTTTAATTGTTCCATTGTTTTATGTTCTCCTGTTTTATTACTGTTTTAGGAAATATATTTGTTATTTATTATACGCTTTATATAAGGGTTTTATTTCTTTTACTTTACACTTATATACCTGTATAATAAAAAATCTGTATATGGGCTTTTAAATGCTTTATAAAGCACTTTTATTAACCGTCATATACTTCATTTCCCCAGTCATCTTCGTTTACTTCTTCGTTCCATATTTCAGAATCATCTGTGTTCCATTCTTCCATATTTTTTGTATCTGTTAATGGAATACCGTTCTCTGCTTTCCAGATGTCCTGTTCGTCTTGTTCTGTTATTGGTGTTGGTTCTCCTGTTGGTACAAGATTGATAATCACCGGTTGCTGTCTTACATCCTTTCCACTTTCGAACAACTCTAACTTGTCCATCATATCTGTTATTTCTTTGATTGCACTAACATCACCTGTTAATCCTTTTTTGAATAATGCTGTCATGAGCAATGTTTTGTTTGTTAGTTCTGAATCTTCAAAACCGATTTGTTTTAAAACCTGTTTTTGTTTATCAGAACTTACTCTCATGCTTAACAATGTTCGCATTACTTTCTGCAATGCCAGTTTTTCTTCTTTGTTCTTTTTTCTTGTTTCTGCACCTTTCTTTGCAAATGCTTTCCTTTCTTCTGGTGTTCTGTTTTTCAAATTATATTTGTCTAACGTCCCATCAAGGTAAGTTACTGGTGCTTGTCCTTTTCTTTTTCCCATGTTTTAATGCTCCTTTTTAATATTGGAACACTGCACTGTTTTCTAAAATAAAAGGCAGGTATTTATAGGCTACCCTTTTCTCAGACATTCATCCTTTTTATGCCCTTTCCTATTACCTGCCTTTATTATACTGCTATTCTATTTGTTTGTCAACTATTATTTTGTTTGAAATGTGATTTTTATTTAAAATATTTTGGTCTAAATGTTGCTGACCTTTTTATTCTTTCTGTTTCTTTTGATTTTCTTAATTGCTTTTGTTTTTTCTGAAATTCTATATAATCCACACATACGCCATGACATCCTATTTTTCTATCTGAACACTTCAAACATGGCGCACTATTAATCCGTCCCATTATTAATACGTCCTTTACTTTCTAAATATGTTTCTAATTCATACAGATATTGTAATAGTTCTGGCATTTCATTCTTATTCTTTAATCCTATAAAGCCATCCCTATCAACTTCTATGAACTTTCTAGGCGGTATTGGTATATGATTGGTACTTTCTTTCATTACATCATTTAAAACCCTTAAATAAGCCGTTAAATACGTTGTAATGGCACTCACTACTAATGCTGTAACATAACTGCATCCTAACGCTACCAAAAAACAAGGTACAAGGAACTGAACCATGATTGCAATGTTTGTTGGTTTCATAAATGAGCATATAATGTTTGTTTGTTCAATCAATGTTTGTTTTAAAATGCTCTTAATGTTTCTTTTCTGTTTCTTTTCTTTTGTTTCAACCCAGTATTTCATAATATTTTCCCTTTCAATCCTTCTTTTATGTTTTTCAACTTTTCAAGTTCCCTTTTTCTATATGGTTCTATTGCACAACTTGCACATTTGTTTTTGTTTTCTGCTAAATAAAATAATGATGAACACTCTCTGCAAATGTTGCATGTCCTTTCAAACACTTCTTTTTCTTCTGTCGTAATATACAATATAACCTTTACTGTTTTAACTACCCCCTCGGACTGTTTCACATATTTAATTGTCACATTTTCAAAATTGTTTATTGCAATAATGTTACTGCTTACCCACTTACATGCTTTCAAATAAGCATCTTTCATCTTTTCTGCTGTAAATGTTTTTTCAAGCACTTTTTCACTTATTAACATTGCTTTACTTCTCCAATTCTAATCTTGCATTGACTGCGGCATTGTCTGCTAATTCATTTAGCATATCTGTACTATGCCCTTTTACCTTTACCATAGTGAGCTTAATGTTTTTCTCATATATAAGCTTAAACATCTTTTCCCATATTTGTTTATTTTTAATTTGTTTTCCTTCCACAGTCTGCCAACCATTAATACGCCATTTACACAACCAACCCTTTGTTATAGCGTTTACGATGTAAGCCGAATCTGTATAGATCGTTACATTTTCATAGCCTGCTTTTAAGGACTTTACTAACGCCTTATATACTGCTGTAAGTTCCATTTCATTGTTTGTTGTGTTTGTTTTGTTTCCAGATACCACCTTTGTTTTAATTCCAGAATCGCACTTTGTACATTCTACATAAGCCCAGCCACCATTGCCTGCTCCTTCTTCTTTCTTTCCATTTCCACTACACGCTCCATCTGTATAAAAGCTAACTGTTTTCATTTTCTCTTCCTTTCTGTTCCAGAATTAATCCATATATTTTTATTAATGTTTTTGCTTCAATCTCCCACAATGTTTTACCATATACGTTTCCAAGCCATTGTCTCTTTTCATCCATTACACATGTTGTGTAAAACTGAAACACGTCAGAATTAAAATAACTGCCTATTCCTTGCGTTCTATATCCATAATGGCTACACAATCCATGTATGGCTGTTTCAATCAATTCTAAGGGCAAATACTCTGCTTTAGGCGGTATTCCCTGCTTCATTGCTTTTGTTTTTAATGGCTTTATTTTCCACAGAAATTTGTTTAAGGTTCTTTTTCCTTCTTCTTTATCTGCATCAATGTTTAAAATGTCATCTGTTTTCATATTGCTTTATTCCTTTTGTTTTAAAAATAAAAGCAGACTAACAAGTTTCCCTGCCGCCTGCCCTTTGAAATATCAGATTATGTTTATGCACGATTCTGTATAGGTGTTTACTCAGAATATCCGTTATTATTTTGTTACTACTTCAAATTACTTCAAATTACTTCAAATTTGTTTTAGATTTCCCATTCGTCATCTTCATCTTCCTCAGATTCATCATCTGCGTCTGCCGCATCATCCTCTTTCAGAAGTTTTGCATAACTCTCTGCTGACTGTTTTGGTTTTGTTTTAAGACCACGCTCCTTGCACATTGCAAACAGTTCTCTGGCTGTTTTACCTGCATATGGGTCTTTCTCTTCTTCCTCTTCGTCATCGTCATCGTCCCAGTCTTCATCTTCTGTATCATCCTCAACTGGCTCTGCTTTTTTTGCCGGTTTTGTTTTCTTACCTGCTTTGGCTTTCGGCTCATCATCAAGTTCGCCTGCATCATATTTGTTTAACAGTTCAATCAATGCATCTTTGGAACGTGATTTGCACTTGGAAGAAATACCTCTCTTACAGCACAGTGCATACAGCTCTTTGCTTGTCATGCTCTCATATGTTCCTTCTGCGTCATCCTCTTCTACTGCTGATTTTGTTTTCTTTGTATTTTTAACTGGTTTTTCCTCCACTTCTGTTTCTGCATCTGTTTCAACGTCTGCGTCAACTTCCATTTCTTTCAGACCAGTTTCAACAACTCTTGCAGTAACCTTCGGAATTGCTTTCAGAATATCCAGAACATAATCATTGTTCAAGATTGCGATTGTTCTTGCGAATAATGGAAATCTGCTTCCAATCTCTGCAATGTTCTCTTTGTTGTCTCCATAAATTTCTTTTGCGGCTTCATAAGCTGTCCAATTCTTTGCCATTTCTTTTACCTCTCTTTTCTTTTTCTTGATTTTAGCTTAGTGAATGGTTCTTCTTTTGTGTTTGATTTGATTTGAATAGAGTTTAATGTGTGTATTTATTTGTTACAAATACATTTTAACATTTTGTGTTTTATTTGTCAATACTTAATTTGTATTTTCTTCTTTCTGTTCTTCTGGAACATTAAACTGAATTAACCCTGCTTTCTCACATGCATATTCTATTGCATTGTAAAGCCCAAGTAATCCATTGTCATCTAAAATACCAAGGCTGTTTTTAAGGAATACATTTACTTCTTTCCCATTTTCTTCTGCTACAAGCTGTTCTGTTACTGAATAACCCATGAATTTGCCTTCGCTATCAAATGTTTCAGAAATAACAATGTTCCTTTTTTCTTTGATACGTTCTTTACAGATTTCAGTGTAACTTAATCTTGCCATTCGTCCTCACCTCCTTCTGCATCTTCTACATTTGCATCTGGCAATTCTAATACTGCCATAAAACGTAACTGAATGTATTCTTCATCAACTAAGTTACAAATAGCATCCAGATTAACATTATCTACAAGTGCTTTAAAAGGTATTGTTGCATTACCATCTTTGTCAAAGTTTACTGCTCCAATAGTAAACAACCCAAGGTTCTGAGCCTTTCCGGTAGCACCTTTAGCATGTACAGTAATATCATTGTTTAAACCCTGTAATAATTCTACCGAAGTAAGAATTTCATCATATCTGAGTTTAAACTTTACTTGTACTGTTTTGTTTTTTCCAATAGACAACCCTTCAAAAGTTGCTATCCCTTTTTGTTTGAATTTCTTTTCCAATATGTTCTATTCCTTTCTCTTTGTTCTTCTCTCCTTCTTTCTTGTATTTCTTCTTGTTCTGTTTGTTTAGACAACATATATTTGTTTCTTGCTAATAAGTTTTGTTTTATCTTATCTGTATTAGCTTTATCAATATCATTGTTATCTATTGGTTTAGGTTCTGGCATGAAGCTAACAGCTTCAACCCTATCCCCTTTCCCCTTCCCCATTATAGTATCACTTTTATTTTCAGTTGTCAATAACTTTTTTGAATTATTTTCCTGCTCTTCTTTTTCCAATAATGGAGATAGATAAAAACCATTGCTTTCCAATTCTTCCTGTAATTCTTTCTTACCAAACTTTTTTTGTAACTCTTCTGGAATCGTATAGTTTCTATCTCCTTCTGCCAATTCTTCTAATACAGAATACCGCACAAGGTTTTTAAATGCTTCTATATCAGATTCTTTTATTGCAAGCCATACTTCATCCCTGTTAATGAATTGAAACGCAAATACAGGCAATTTATGAGCTTCTATGGCATTTGCTTCAAGTGTATGTAAATACTCCTGCTTTACTGTAAAAGATGCTTTGTCAGTGCTTTTAAGTTCACAAATACAATGGTCGTTCTGTCCATCTGCTTTATCTATCCATGTTGCACCACTATTGCGTGTTGGTTTAAAACCTAAACGCTTCATTAATTCTGCTTCATTTTTTCTGTACCACTTAGTTGTTCTTTTGTTCATTGTTCTTTTTCCTCTAACATTGCTATTTTGTAAGCCATTCTTGCCATCCTTTTTGCTTCTTTAAATCCACAAAAAGTACGATATGTACTTGTTGTAATTGCTATAATTTCATAATAACTCAAATGTTCACCACATGTATACTTTGTGCGGTCATCATTCCAATACAACGGACAATCTTTATAGCAGTTCCAATATAATGCACAATCTTTATAGCTATAGCGATTTTCGCTTGTCTGTCTTACATATTCACAACAAAAACATTTATAAGATATTATCTCATTAGGATAAACTTTATTCAAATAATCACATTTATAAGAATATATTTTTCTTACTGTTCTATTTGCTAAGTAATCTTTCATAATCTGTCTTGAAATCCATAACCACATTTTTCTATGTTCTGCTATTGCCCGTTCCTTTGTTAATTTCATTTTGCTATACCTCATTTTAAAAGTTTATTTGTTTTATTCTTTTTTGTTTACAATATTGTTTAAAAGATTTTATATTATTTCTTTTAAGACTTTCTCTGACTCTATGAACAACATTATCCAGATTTACTAATGCTTTTTGTTTTGAAGTGTATCTGTTATATTCAATCGCAACTCCTGTTTGATAATGTGTAATAGAATAGCATTTATTTTCTAGCTTTACAATGACAATGTTTTTATAATTTGTTTTATAACATGTTTTTTTTACAACTTTTTTATCACACCCCATTATATTACATTCCAATCATTTCGCCCCTTTTCTTCCATACATTCTTTTTTTGTTGTTTACAGCATGTACATTTTGTTTTGTTTTCATCATAGTAACCATAACATCCTAGCAATCTTTTATTTGTCTGTGTTTCAATTTTGGATGCTTCTTTGATTTCTGCAATAACATCATGTGCTACAATTAAATTTATTTTTACTTCTTCACAATTGTCTATTGCCTCTTGCATAGCATCTTCTACAACGCTTTGTAATGCCTTTAAATCAATTTCTTTCTGTACTACCATAACTTTATACCTCTTGTAACTTTCTTTCCATGTCTGCCTTTATAAACGATTTATAAGGCATTGTTGATTGATATGAGCGTTTACGCATATCCTCAAATTCTTCTTTTCCGAATAAATCCCTGTACCTTTGTTCTAACTCAATCAATTCCTTTGTATAGTTATAATAATCTGGCATAGGGTCAATTGCTTTTTTTATTTTTTCAAACATTTGTACCTCCTTTATGCATATGTATGCAAGAATTTGAAAAATTCATTCTTTTGAAGTTTGCTCTGTGTTTCAGCAATTTCTCTACGAACCTGCTGTGTAAGTTCTGTTTCTCTACAAGCGGCATAGTCATCTGTGCAAATTGCCATCATCATGTCACCATCAAATGAATCATCTACAAGGTCATGTAAATGTCCCTGTAATCCCTGTAATTTTGCCATAAGAGCATAGCACTCTTTTTCTTCCTCACTTCTGTTATCAATAATGCCATATCTGATGCACTCTTTTTCGATTCGTTTATCAGACCATTTCTGCGCCTGTCTTAACTGTCCTGCCATCATTCCTGCTTCTTTTAATCCGTTTAACATTTCTTCTCTTGTCATTGTTTGTTCTCCTTCTTTGTTTGTTTTGTGTTTTCCTTGTTTCTGATATTATAATACACCTTCCCAGAACATTTGTCAACACATTTTTAAAACTTTTTGTTCTGTTTTATATAAAAATAAAAGGGAAGCAATTAAGCCGCCCTTTTAATCTGTGTTAACGAATAGCCATATTTGTTTGAATTATTACTTGCAAAACAATTTATTGTATCGGCTGTCATTCCTTTAAATACTGCAATTTTCAAAATCTGTTCTAATGGTAATTTTGCTTTTTCAAGTTTTGTTACCATAGTAATGCATCTATAACTGAATGTTGCTCTAATTCCATTTGTTTTAGCTTGTTTTCTTAAATCCTCAATGAAATCAACCAATTCTTTGTTATTGTTTGAAATATGCATTTCAATGTTTCTGTCATAGTCAAAATCAATAATAACAAATCTATCAAGTGTTGCTTGGTCAAGAACTAAACGACCTGTATATAATTCATCAGCACCACTTCCGACTGTATTTCCTGCGGCTACAACACGGAAGTTTTTATGTGCTTCAATTCTACCTGTTGGAAATTCAAAGTATCTATTTGCGATTGCCGCATTTAGTAAAACCAATACTTCTGGAATACTTGCATCAATTTCATCAAGGAAGAAAATACCACCATTTTTAAATGCTTTATAAAACTCTGTTTCATGGTATGTTCCACCTGCATCAATGAAACCTGTTAATTTGTATTCCTGCTGAATACTATTTGTGAAATAAAATTCCAATCCTAAGTCCCATGAAATCTGTTCCAATGTGTAGTTCTTTCCTGTTCCTGCTTCACCTACAAGATATACAGGAATATCATTTTCAATACATGCTTTAATTGTATCATACTGTTTGTGGTGAACCTCCTTGTTTTCTTCTTTATTTTCCTGTTTTGGTTCTTCGATTACAACAGGCTTTTTAGGTTCAATTACTTTTGCTTTTGGAAGTTCAACAGATGTTTTTGCTTTCCTTCCTGTTTTTCTAAGTTCATCTGTTGTTCTATCTTCACTTCTAAAATCTACTGGTTCTCTGTACTGTTCCATATAGCCATCCTTGTCAGCTACTTTATAACAATACATAATTCCTTGTATTTCAAAACTATAAATGCCCTGTTTCTGTTCTTCTCTTATTTCAACTGTATGTTTTCTTGGTGTTCTTTTGATTTTAACTACACCAAAGTCTGTTAATGTTTCACATTCAATTTTGTTTGTTACTGTGTTTAATCTTACGTTTAAAAAGTTTCTTGTTTTCATTTATTTGTCCTCCAATTTGTATATCTGTTTTACTTGATGTAATTATAATACTACAATTTTATTAATAAGTCAATACTTTTTTTTAAAATAAATTATATTTTATATTAAAAGAAATATATAATATAAATATTATATACAAAGAAAAATAAAACAAAAGGTGTGAAATTAATCACACCAATATTTGTTTGCATCTGTTATATGCTCTTCTTCGATTTCTCTTGGAACAAAGTATTCTTTATGAAATTCACTTTGCAGTTCATCAAAACTTATTGGGCTACCATAACCGTTATACATATCTTTTGTTGTCTCATGCCTTTCCATTAACGCAAATAATATTCTACGCAACATACTAGGATGTGCTAAAGGAAAAGCTAACTGTTTTATGTTCATTCTCTGTGAACTATCTTTTATTTTAATTTTAAAACAAACTTTGTTATTATACCTTTGCGCCCCGAGCATAACAAACACATTACATCTTGTTCCTGTACTTTCAATTTTGTTTACAAGTTCAACAAATTTCACGCCTTGTTCAATCATTTTATCCGCATCCCATCCTGCATTATAACAAATATCTTTCGTTATGTTTACGACTTTGTTTTTTGTCACAACACGCTTACTATTTATCATGTTTGTTGGTATTCCTTGCAGGTATCTAGGTACTGAACACTGATACCCTGCTACACCATAAAACTGTTTTGTTTTATAACCATCACATGTTTTAATGGTTTTTAATTGTGTATTTAATTTCTGAGCACCGCTTTCCCATCCATGTTTTAATAAGTTCATAGCCTCATTAAAATCATTTGTTTTTGTGAATGAATATACACCTTCTACTGATGCCATATGAGCTTTATATCCTTCTGTCACTTCATGTTTATCTATGAAATTCAATACTTCTGAGATACTATTAAAAGTTATTTTATTTAACATTTTTTATTTCCTCCAATTTGTTTTCTTTTTGTTTTGTTCTGTAATTATAATAACATAATACGAAACA